TGTTGTAGTCCTCGTTGTTAGTCTGACAGTTAGACATAACTGCAATGATGTTGTGTCGTGGGTCAAGCTGTGACCATCCTGTGTACATACAGTATGAGTTGTACTTAGGTTTCATGTGCTTGCCATTGTGTACGTTAGTGAAAAGGGCTGGATTTGGATCCATGCCAAACTTGTTTAGATATTCTCTTGCTGTCATTTTGTTACTCCGTCATTCCAAAACCAAAATACTGAAAATCTTTCGTCGTCTTTGTCAATGATTTCACATATGTAAAACGCATCCTCCTTACTGATGCCAGCCCAGCCAATGTCTATATTGACTGTGCTTAGGTCATCGCATTCGCCTTTGCACTTCTTTCCTTTACAATCAAGTGCAAAGCCACACTCAATGCGAAACTTCCATGTGTCATACACATCCTCATCATCATCAAGTACATCGATGCTGTATGTACGATGTGCATTAACTGGGCAGTCTTTCCATTCACTGTTATGCCACTGTAACTCCCATATCTGTGCCGCAGCATTCATGATGATTTCTGCTGCCTGATAGTAGTAGTACTCTGGGTATCTTCTATTCATAATGACTCCTCGTTGTGTTTTGATGCTGTCCGGGCATCGACTCGATTTGCATGTAATACGTTGATGGTCCGTCATATCCATCATCATCAACATCTTCACCACGTTGATCAGCGCGGTGCATGTGACGTAAACAATCATTACCATCAGCTTTCTTTGCTGCTTCTGTTAGTTCTTCGCAGTGACCACGCAATTTTTCCATCAGCATTTCTGCTTGTGCATATGATGAACACTTGCAATATTTTTTGAGTATCTGTAAATACCCCCACCATCCTCCTTCTTCTGGTCCACCGTAGTAAGGCACGTTCTCATAAAGAGAAAGGTAGCACTCTTGTACTACCTCACTATCTTCAATGATCTCGTCCCATGCTTGTAAAAAGATGCTTTTATCACTCATCGTCATCATCCTCTTTAACTTCTATGTATATTGGCTTACCAAACTTGACTGGCATTACTCTGTTGCCATGGCATTTGTAACAATCCACGTCATACACACCATCAAAGTAATCTTCTGCATAGCCATCGTCGTATAAATCTTCGTAACTCAGACCATTACAATCAACAGAAGGATTAACATGATGGCCTTTACCATCGCATGTGTCGCACGTCTCATACTTGAACCTGTACCAAACTTGTTTGTCATCTTCAGTGTCATACTTGTGCCTTGCTAACATCTTTCGCTCATTGATGTCTATCCACCAACGATCACGACCACCTTGTACGCGGTGGTCATGGTAGTAGTTTCTGTCCTCTAAGCTAAACCATTCACTCATTGTTTTAACTCCATAAACTCACACACTGATAGAGCTTGTGCTTTAGACTCAACAGTTACAGGTGCAAGGACTTCAGCAAAACCGACCATGCAATGACGCTCACTGTACATGCTGTAATTTGTGTCATGGCAATACCACTCAACACCACGTCGTATCCCAAGACATCCAATTTCACGTCCAAGTCTGCGCCTTATTTTGATGGCACATGGATTACCGTAGTGTGGCTCAATGTAGCAAGCAATGAAGTCATTCGGGGTGTTATCCCCGAACGTGCTCCAGAATGTGTATTTGATAGGTGTAAATTCAAAACTCATTTTTTTTCCTCATCTATTGTGATGGTGACGACATCATCTTCCCACTCAATCATTGAGTCATCGCATTCAAGACAATACTTAGCTCGCTTCTCGCTGTTGACCCAAGCCTTGAGGATTCCAAGGAAGTACTTCTTATCTTTCTTGGATGCATTCTTCATGCGGTAATAGTGACGTGCCCAACGCAACATGCCGGGTGCATTGAACATTGGTACTGATACTAAAGCGATTCGTGTCATTAGATTTTGTTTCCATTCATGTGATGATCGATAAGTGCTTGTTGATAGCCATACAGCCATGTCATAGCCTCGCTAAATCCACAGGCTCGTGCTCCAGAGTCGGCTACAAAGTAATCACCATACATACCTTTGGGTGCAAACTTATAGCGTGTAACGCCATCGCCGGGGCTATATGTGAATACGTCGAGGTTGCAGTGCTTGAGAACTGCATCCATATGTGCTTTATCTCGTTTAGTCATTTTTAACTCCTTGGTAAAGTGTCATTCCAATGTGGGTCATAGTGTCATCAATGACATCAGATGGGCAATCACCTTCCATGAGAATGTCTGCGATTGCGTCTTTTGCTGTTTCGGTTATCTCTTGTTTTGTATAGTCTGTGTCTGTGTCAAAGTAATCCCATAGACTTACGTCTGGCAGGTCACTGGATGTCAACCCAACGCTGTTGACCATCATCCTGTCAACGAGTGCGCGGAACGTTTCAATTGTGTATTTCATTGTGTTACCTTTGTATTGTGTAGTGTGCGTTGTTAGTGAGACGCACCCCTCACATGTGATTACTTCTTTATTAGGAAGTCTGAGTTGTCACGCTCAGTTGATGAAGTCTGCTTATCAAACTGCTTCATCAACTTGGCTGTTTGTGGCCAGAAGTCAAAATCAAGCTGTGGAATCGGAAAGTCTTCAATGAGCGCCTTGTAGCGCTCAATGGCTTCAGCAACTTGTTCAAGGAACTCAGTTTTCGTAAGGGTGACGTTATAGTCAGTAGTCTTACTAGCTGATGGACTAAGGGTTGATACATCCTTGTCCTCGTATGCCTCAAAAGTTATTCCAATAATGACATTAGGTACTGGCAAAGCATTGCTTTCTTTGTCAGCAATCTCAAAGCGCAGTTTGTATGTCAGTTTAAACCGACAATCATTGATATTCATCTCTTTGTCATGTGAGTAAGACTCATAGTATTCATAGCGACCAAGTGTGCCTTCTTGAAGACGAGTGTGGTTAGCGGTAAGGCGCTCAACGAAATAGTTTGTGTAGATTGGAAGTGACATTTGTTTGTTTCTTTCTGTGCGTTTTTAGTGAGACGCACCCCTCACATAAAACATTAGATGGCGAGCTTGGTGTTGTAAAAATCTATAAGATTTTCAGCTTTTATAATGTAGTTAATAGCATTGTCTCGATTGTAATCATCACGCTCAGTAAGAATTTGTGAAAGATCAATCAAAACGTAATTAACTGGATCAGAAATGTCTTTAAACATCTTCCAACACTCATCGTAATGATCTTTTGTTATCATTTCGATTGATAAAAGATGCTCAACGACAAGAGTTCCATATAAAACTTCAGGTACAAATCTCATTTAATTAAGTGTTCTTTCTTTTGTGTTTGTGTTGGTTGTCCGGTTTTGTCATCAAACCAAACAAGCATCCACGGCTCGTCCAGCCTGTTTCCATTACGACGCCGTGTTATCCGCACCTGCATTACAGGTGTGGAATCTTGTTGGATGATGACTCTGTAGCGAGCCATCATCTTAGCGGTTTTCCCATCCCTATAAAGAGTAGGAGGGCCGAATTCTCGGCCCTCAAAGTCATAACACTGATTGGTGTAACAGTATGGATAGTTTGCCATTAGTCAATAATCTCCCAGCCTGCTGGATGCACAGGCATTTCTTGCAGTGTTGCCATCCACTTATCAAACAATAGATGCTCTTCACGAGTAGGCTCATCGCCAAGCCAGTCGTCAAAGCCCATGACATTGCGAGTGTCATGCGGCACGTGAGCATCTGCAAAGTCAAGGATCTCTGTAAGAAACATACGTGCTTCTTTATCAAGGAACTGTTGAAACTGCGGTGTAAGCTTGATGAGCTTCTCAAAACCTCCACCCGGATGGATATGGAGATAGGCGAATCGCAATATAAGAATCTTGTAGTGTTTAGTCATTGTTTTTGTCCTCTTTCATTTGTGCTCTCAACCACATTCTGAATTGCGTAAGCCATGCCTCGATGGCATCTGCATCACTTTCAAATACATACACCTCATTGAAGTGTGCTCCATGAATTCTGATTTGACCTTCTGTTTTATCAATGAGGTCACAGTCAACAGTAAATTGATATGCTTGATACGGCTCATATGTTTCTAACTCAACCCTCAATGTTTGAGACAAAGCATACGTACTATTTTTGTCAAAACTCGTTATGCCGCTGCGCATACCTAAACGAGTAAATGCGTGTGTGTATTTACTTCTAGCGTGTGCGTATATTAATACAGCAGCGCTTTGTGGTGCTATGTAATGATTACTCAGTGTCATTTTTATCAATCTCTCGTTGAGCTACTTCAATTGTGTTGAAAAACCATGCAATCAAAAAAATGATTGATGATAATGCGATGCAGATGCATACAACAATAATCATTAGCTATTCCTCTTTTTGTCCCATGCGCCAATTCTTGCAATGACGCCACCTTCTTTTCCTCTTTGACCTTTAACCTGAAAAGCTTCGTGAATTTCAGTACCAGTCTTTACGAGGTCTACTGGTAATTCGTCTAATATGCCTCCTTTCCACTTGCCGTTAGACAATCTGGTCAATCGCGGGTATTTGACCAATACACGGAAGTCCTGTGGACGTGTAGCCCATTGATTGTTCGGTGCGTCTAGTGAAACAATAACGCCGACCACATTGGGTCGGCGTACATTGCGAACTCTTTGACCGACTTTAAGCATTTTGCATCTCCCTCAATTGCTGTACTAACATGCCAACTGGATTTTGCATGCGTTTAACTGCATCTTTGCCAATGGTTGACAATGTTTTGTCATCTAATTTTTGCAATCCTGTCATTGCAATATCCATGAATCCTTCTCGTGAATGCGCTGACCACAACTCCATGGTTGTGTCATATTGCCATTCACAGTAAACGCGTAATGCCTCTAAGGCTTTCTCTCTTGTCATTGGATGCTCCATCTTATTGTTAAAGTAATTGTTGTTCAATGTAATGAGGGTAGTAATATTTAGACCCTCCCGGTTACAATTTTTGGGAGGGTACTAAAATTTAGACCCTCCCTACTCAGGCTTTCTCAACTGAATATTGGTGAGTACTTTGGATGCTGACTGGATGATCAGCAACTCACTTGGAGTGATGTTTAGCCGCTCAATGAGCAGTTTGTACATCTTGATTGTGTTGCCATTAGCAACATTCCACACCCAAGCCGCAGTTGTTTTGCCAGCCATTGCAGCCAGTTCGTCATTCTGAAAATGACGGTGAAAGAACTGCATTGCCTCGATGGCAGTAGGGTTGAGTTCTTCTTGTGGGAGGTGCGACTTGTCGAGAATGCCTTGGCGAACCAAGGTCTTGATCTGCGACTCGGTGAGTTTACGTGTGTTGATGCTGACTTTCATTTGCTTTCCTCTTTCTGTTGTGCCAATCTCTTTTGCAACTCTATTTTTCGTTGCCTTTTGAGAAAGTGACGATAGAGTGTGCGATACACACTCTTTGGTGTCTCAATGACTGCTCCATCTGTCTTGCAACATTGAGCACCCATAACAGGTGCTTCTTGCGTGAAGATGCATATTGCACTTGTTGGGTGAATGAACACTGCTTCTTTTGTCATCTCAGTGTATAAATCGGCCATCTCTTGGGCATGGACGTAATCGTCAAAAGCAAGAATCCAATGCTCTTGGAACTCGTTGACAATAACAACAAAGTCACCAAGTTCTACTTGGCCTTTGTCGTTTATCTTCTCAACGCTGCTCCACAAGCATATTGGATCCATGCTTGGTTTCATGTAGTCGGCGAGTTTCATCTCGTCATCACCTGCAAGCGTTTGGCATTGTCGCACGTATGCTTTTGCCATTAGCTTCTCTGTTGTGTTGGCAATGTATTTACCAAACCCCAAGCGTATTGCTTGAACTAACGATTTCGGTGTCATTTGTTTCTCCTTTGGGGAGACATTTCTGCCTCCCCATTGTGTGTTTAGTTGTCGTATTTAAACGACTCGTTGAGATGCTTGTAGGTGGCTTGCGCCTCCTCTGTACGTTCAAACCAGTAATCCCTCAGTTCACCTAACCTGTCAAAGAACGCCTGTCCATTGGGTAAAGTTGTTGCTTCAACGGTTCCGAGGATGATGTCCTCATGGCGGTTTCCGTACGGTGTTGTAACCAACGCATCGCAGATAATGTGCCATGTCGTTGGGTTGTCAGTGTCCATGATTTGCATGTGCACATCCAAGTCATGCCCAACGATTGAGGACGAGTTCTGCTCTCCGCAGAACACAACGTCAGCCGCTCTGTACCACGCGAGTGCTTCAGCATGCTTACCAAGCTCGTTGCATGCAAAAGCAGCCTGCAGATACATGCGAGCGTCAGTGGTCGCATAACTATCTTCGTAAGGGATGCCTTTTACGATTGAGTCGAAATACGTGCGCTTGTGCAGTACACGTGTAAACGCTGCTTCAAGATCCAGAACCAGCTCCGCTTTAGGTTCTGTGTAACGAACTGGGCTTGTGAACCCGTAATTAATAACCATACCAATCTCCTCTGCGGTAGTTTATGGATACCAGCCATTGTTCCCTTGCGGGTAAGGGTAACCGGGGAATCGAACCCCGGATTAGCACCAGCTTTACCTGTTCTCTTCGATGGGCACAAGTGCCACCTTGGTAAAGGTGTACTCATGCGATGTGCGCCTGCTTGGCATCCAGTGTGTACCAAACAGTTCGGAAAGTGCTTTCTTTTGCTCACGAGTGAGCCGTGGTTCATCAACTGGGTCGAGATCTTCACGGTCATAATCGTAGTCAAGGTGAAAGCGCTTGAACTCTGGCTTGCCTTCATCTTCATCACAGAACCCGTAAGGGTAGCATTCAGCGATAACTACATGTGGGCGCTTGTCCATGTCAGGGACAATAGACAGGAATTTGTCCAATGTTTCTTGCGTCCAGTAGTCGTAACGCATTGACCAATGCATTACCTTGCTAGGAAGCAAGTCAAGGTAGGCATTGAACACCTCTTCCTTGTCTGTGCCCATCGCCTTGACTTCAGTGATTGAATCACCGTAGTCATCAACCTCCTTGTACGTTACAACGTACGCTGTTTGCACTTTCATTCACTAACCTCCTTATTCACCAGAGCGTCTTGTGAACGCTCCATTAACTTCTCTGCAACGTTCGCTTTAAAGTAAGCGCGTTGAATCACTGATTGCTGATATACAGCAAGCATCAACAATACAAGGGCAAACGCCCAGCCCATAAGGGCTGAGCGCTTCACTTAGTACCTTCAGTCGTAACCGCAATGTGAGCACCAATCAACATGATGCCAGCGATGGTGTAGAACACACACCATCTAAACTCACCAACAACCAAGTAGCAAAATGCAATGACGAATGCCAATATCGCATTGGCAAGCGTGATGAACGCTAACGCTTGAACCATCTCAAACCTCCTCTGCTTGGCTTCTAGGTGCCAGCTACCATACAAACGCACTCTAATGGTTACGATCCTATTCCATACGGTAAACCGTATGCTGTCACCAGACAGAGAGTGCAAACCAATAACAACTCGACGTCATATTAGGGTAGAGAAGAATAAAAAATCCCACCACGCATTGTGTACGTGATGGGATCCGACTAGAGGCTTACGGTTGTCCCGTTCGCCTTGGTCGTAGCTACCAGCCGCCTCACCCACGCAGCAGAGGCATCTGCCTCCACTGGTATGGTTGCGGCGTTCTCGACGCTATTGATGATCGAACCTGCCGACTCCACAAACGTCTGAACTGCGTCTGCGGAGTATAGCCCTTGCATCGCTTCGCGGTGCATAGGCAACGCTAGGCGTGAAAGTGACTGGAACTTTGCTTCACGGCTTGATGAAGCCGATGTAAGCGTAGCCCAGTCAAGGCTCGCCACACTGATTGCAATCTTGCAATCGTAACCAGTGTTGACCGCTTCGATAAGGTTCTCGAAGTGGACGGCGAACTTTTTAGTGTTCGCTTTCTTCAACGCAATCATCGCCGCGAAGGGGTTGACCTTGACCTCCGGCGCAGGAGCGTCGGGTGTCGGTGCGGGTGACGGTGCGTCAGGTCGTTTTGTTGCCATTGTTTTTCTCCAGTACCCGGTTTTAGCCGGGTTGTTTGTTTTTCCAGCCGTCCAGCCAGCCCAGCGGGCTTCCCGAACACCAGTATTAGATGCCCGGAAATTTACCACCAGTCCCTACCCCCCGTACCCCAAGCCTAGGGTGGCATGGCAAGCCCCTGCCCCCGGAATGTTCACATCAGTGGGACTCCAAAACCAATATTCTCAACCTCCTCTATACTATTTCTCCTTACGGAGAAGACACTCTCCAACCTCCTATCACATCCACTCACTATGGTATACTTACGGTATGTTCCTACTTAGCTCAGCGGTAGAGCCTCCGGCTGTTAACCGGATGGTCGTTGGTTCGATCCCAACAGTAGGAGTCCCCCATGTATGTAAACGCACTGGGGATAGCGTTGCACCCTGTGGGCCTTTCATCTCTTTCTCCCACGGGGTGTAACGTTATGAAGTTAACAGTAGACCAAGCATCTGAAATCCGTAGACTCTATCAGTCTGGTATGAAACAAGCATACTTAGCAATGAAGTTTGGTACTACTCAACAGAATGTAAGTCGCATTGTAAACGGTGATAGGTGGAGTTTACGCATACAAAGAGCAAAGGCTCGTGCTGAACACAAAAAAGTACTTGACGCTATAGCAGCACGTGGTATAACTTACCTGCAACCGAAAGGTTAGCTATGAAAGTCTAGAAACCTCCTCTTCTAGCCCGACATACTCATACTCTGCATACAAAGAAAGACCAGTCAGCCACACTGGTCTTTTTTGTTATAATGCGCACATGTATGAATACGGAATCAAATATAAAAGAACTATTGATGGCGACACTTTCGTTTGCGATATCGATCTCGGTTTTGGTATATGGCTTGTGGATCAGCATTGTAGGCTCCACGGAATTGATACGCCGGAGAAGGATACAGCAGAAGGTAAAAAATGCATCCTTGAAGCCAAGTTCTGGTTTGAAGACGCCGCCTCTAGACTCGAAAAATTCTCAATCCAAGTAGAACACAAGGCAGACAAGTATGGGCGCAGGTTGGTCCGTGTGACGACAGACAAGGCCTCTTGCACGCTTAACGAACAGTTGGTTCGTGATGGGTTAGCTGTCCCATACTCAGGTGGCAATAAACAAGCTGCTTGGTCAAAAATCCTACCTAACAGAAAAATAGTTAAAGGTAACCCAGTTATAGAATAGAAAAAGCCCCTCTGTGAAGGGGCTTTTTACTTCGCTCGACTTAAAATTCTCTAGGCATGATGGGCGGACTTTTAAGTTTTCATCGCGTTGTGCATACATAATACCATACTTACTTACGGTATAATCCTGCATCAGCCTCGGTGGTGAAATGGTAGACACGACGGACTTAAAATCCGTTGTCGCAAGACGTACGGGTTCGAGTCCCGTCTGAGGCATGGAGGAAAGATGGCAGCCACACTTAAGTACATACAACCAGACGCAGAGAAGTTTATGATTCACCTTGCTAGAGTCTCTTCTAGTAACGATGAAAACCCTGAATATGAACGGTTGTTACGTTTTTGTATGCGTGAAGGTCACTGGTCTGTTTTTGAAATGGTTGACGTAACCATGGAAATCTATACATCTAGAGCTGTATCTGCACAAATCTTGCGACACAGGAGCTTCCATTTCCAAGAGTTCAGCCAACGATATGCAGATCCGTCCAAGATTGAAATGGACATTCCTAACATGCGGAGAAAAGGCAGCAATAACCGACAAGGAAGCCTTCCGTACGAGGATCCTGAAACACAGTTAATCATGGACAACAAGGGTATGGCATCAATCCTTTTTGCTGTTCGGACATACAACGATTTAGTGTCTAGTGGTGTAGCGCTTGAATCTGCACGAATGGTGCTACCGCTTTGTGTAGGAACGCGTCTATACATGAAGGGGACAGTGCGCGACTGGCTACATTACTGCCGGGTACGCATGGACAACCACACTCAAGAAGAACACAGATTAATAGCCACAGATTGTTGGAACGTACTGGAAGAAGTTCTTCCAATTACAACTGAGGCTTTTGAAACACACTATATGGAGCCAAAGCATGACGCTACTAATTGATACGGGTATTGACTCTGACATCAGGGTAGAAGAACTGCCATCAGGAGCCTTCACAATCACGCTACACGGGCATAAGTACAGTAGCCCAGACATTGGCACTGCATGCACAGTAATTTATTTAAAAATGATACACGGAGCCAAAGTTCCATGTAGGTTCTTTATAGAATTTCAGCAACGTGCAATAGAAGAGTATTACTTACGGTATACTAATAGACATGAACCTAATTAAACCCGGAGTCGGATGTAATATTTCCGTAGATCAAACCTTGGACTTTACAGATGGTAACAACATTTTGTTTACCGTTTCAATGAATGACGCTGAAGTCGTCAGTGGTAACGTAGTTGCTGTTGCAAAGTGGCTGTGTGGATCAATTGACAACAAGGATGTCAAGGTCCCAAGTAGGTTTGTTGTTACGTTTGCTAAAATGGCGCTGGATTCACTAGCGTGAAATTAGAGCTTGAATGGTGCGGTAAACCAGAAGATGACTATCGCACCTTCTTGCCTGTCAGAAAGACGCCTTTGTCATCTGGCGTTGATTTAAAAGCCTATAACGCTAAGCCGATTACGATTAAGCCGGGTGCAAACGCCATTATTTCAACTGGATGGAAAGTAAAAATCCCTGAAGGTTATGAGGCCCAGATTCGATCTAGGTCCGGCATGGCTTACAAGCAGTCCGTATGGGTGCAAAATTGCCCCGGAACGATAGATAGAGACTATCAAGGGGAATTACTTGTCTTACTTTACAACGGTAGTAGCGAAAACCGAGTCATTCTTCGCGGGATGGCCGTTGCGCAGCTTGTCATTGCTCCTGTTGCATTACCAGAGATCGTCGCTGTAGCAGACGATGTATTGTTTGATATTCCGTCTGAGCGAAAAGACGGTGGATTTGGAAGCACTGGTGACTATTAATGCGTTTTGAACATTATCGAAATCGGTATCAAACTGTAGATATTGCTAAAGATTGGAATCTTTCTGGCCCATTATTTAGCGTATTAAAATATATTCAGCGTAGAGGGCGCAAAGAGAATAACTCTACTGAACAAGACTTATTAAAAGCGATTTGGTATCTTGTTTATGAGTTGACATCAGACGTAAATATGTGTGAAAAGATAGTAGCAACACTTGGCGTTACATTAAAGCCTATGCAAAATAATGATAAATGCCCTTGCCCTGAATGTGAAAAGGCAAGACTATTTAAGCAAAAACAGCTATAATAACGAACCCTGACACCATATCAAACAGGGACAACAACAACCAAATGATAGGGAGGATGCGTAAGCGTTCTCCCTATTTGTTTAACAGCCGCACTTACTGGCTTTTTGGCCACAATCAGGACAGGTTGGTTCTGGCTCTTTACCGCGATCTTTTCCACGATAAAATCCCTTCTTTAAACCCTTCTTCATTCCGTGCTTCATTCCTGACGGGAGAAGCTGCTTAATGTTTTTAGTAGACATGTTTCACCTATTACCTACGGTATAATGCATATTGGAGGAGCCGTTATGCTTAATCATGTTACATTAATTGGAAGGCTTGTTGCAGATCCAGAGACAAGAAATACGCCAAATGGAAAGTCTGTTTGTAATATCCGTATTGCTGTGGATCGCAAAGGCAGAGAGAAGGAAACTGACTTCTTTGGCTGTACTGCGTTTGGCCAAACTGGTGATGCGCTTGCTACGTATGCAACCAAAGGTAGGTTAGTGGCAATTGTTGGCAAGATTCAACTCGATAACTACACTGATAAAGATGGCGTAAAGCGACAGTCAGTTAAAGTACTTGTTGACCAGTGGTCTTTACTCGACTCACGTAAAGAGCAAGATTCACCACCTAACCCACAGCCAGCAGGAAAATTACAGGTAGATGATATTGACGATCCATTCGCAGATTAATCAATAAGGTTTAATTTAACTGCCTCGTTATAAGCTCTCATACGCGCTCCGTATCCTGATACATTTAATTTGAAATAAATGTTTTCAAGGCAAGCATGGACAGTACGAGGGCTTATTTTCAATTCAATAGCTATATCTTTTGATGTCATGTTCCTGCCAACGCGCTTTATTACATCGCGCTCACGATTAGATAGGTGTAACATAAAGATATTGTACCGTAAGTAATTTTATTCAATAAATAGATATAGTATGATGTATTGAGGTGCAAAATGGGAGTTGTAAAGAAATATCAAAATCCAAATGGTGGATTAAACGCTGCTGGAAGAGCACATTTTAATAATACAACTGGATCAAATTTGAAGCCTCCAGCTCCAAATCCTCAAACTAAAGCCGACGCAGGACGCCGTGCCTCATTTTGCGCAAGAATGGAAGGCATGAAAAAGAAACGTACATCTGCAGCAACTGCAAATGATCCATCCTCGCGAATTAATAAGTCATTGCGAGCATGGAATTGTAAATAATTTACGTATAAGCCCATGACAAATCCTAGTACTGGACGTCGCTGGAATGTTGTTGCGACGGGATATTACGGAACACCTAAACCATCTGCTGCAAAAACAGCTACTTTGCGCCGAAAATACAGAATGGAAGGTGGACCAACTACGGCTGCTGGAGATCGAGTTGGCATGGGCGACATTGCCGTCCCATCTAATATTCCATTAGGCAGCAAAATATATATTCCCGGATATGGCTGGGGAGTAGCTAGAGATCACGGCGGAGCAATTCGCGGTAACCGTATTGATTTAGCATTTGGCGGTGTAAATGCTGCAGGAACAGCGCATAATCCAGAAGCCGAAAAAAAAGCAAATGCGTGGGGCCGAAAATCTGTGCAGGTATACGTTTTTCCTGCGTCGTATCAAATACCAACAGATAAAACACCTCCGCAAGCGTATTTAAATGATGTTGCCAATCATTCCAAAAAAGTAGCTACTGCAACTACACTTGACAATAAACAAGTATCGATTCCTGTAAAAAATAATGTTGCCACTAAAAAAGTAGCACCCGCTGCGATTAAAACGCCAAAATTACCACCAGAAACAACACAAGAAAACAAAGCATTTTATGCAGTAGTAGATCATTACAAAAACGTTGGGCAGCTGTATGGACAAAACGGAAAACTTGGCAATAAAAATCCAAACGCTTTTCAAGGGTGGGACCAAACATACGCACAAGCATATGTGGATAAAGCATATGAAGCAGCAAACAATGCGTATAAAACTGCAGACGGCTGGGAAAAAGGCCGTAGCGATGTAGCTCAAATTAAAGAAGCTGTTAAATATTGGGTACATAAAAAGAAAATTAATGGACAATGGGGTCAGTGGGCATCAGACATGATGGATCAAATGATTACAAATTTGACGCCAACTGGAAAATTGCAACCAAATAATTCTGCTGAACCACAAGTGCAAAATACGCAAAATAATATTAATCTGCCTAATGCAGATCAAATGCGTTCGTCAAATGCCGTAAATAATGAATTTGGTAATGCCGGGACACCTACGTCAAAAGAAATACGATTATCTGATGTTGGTGCACAGATTGCAGTTGATCCACCAAAATTTTCTCAACGTAGTTTTGCTACTACAATTGGTAAGCCAGTCAACGAAAATAGACCGTCAATATCACCTGCACCAGAATTATCTAACTCACAAGTACCGCCAGGCGAATCAAAAAGTTTAAGCCAAGTTGTACGCACGGGACAACCTACAAGTAAATCAATAGCAATACCATCTGCTTCATCTTCACTTACAGAAACAGTACGATCAGCAGTGCCAACATTGCCAGATAAACCTGAAAACAGACCCAACAACACTGCATTAACGTCATATATACATAAGATTAATGAAACGGATAAAATTAAAAGCGACTCCGTAAAAGGGGTAAAACAGTATGCGGCTGCTGCAAAAAGTTTTAATGACGTACGCAGAAGCATAGACAGCAGCGGCCTTTCACAGGAACAAAAAGCAAAGCTGCGGCAAATCCAAGGAGCATATCCTTATAAAGGATAATGGAGAATGTTATGGCAGCAAGAAAAGTTAACGCAAAGTCATTGTCGGCTATGTTAGGTATGATGGGTGGAGCAAAAGCTCCTGTAAAGCGCAAAGCAGCCCCACGAAAAGTTACAAAGAAGGTAATGGCAAAAAAGCCTATGCCTCCTATGGGTGGTGGTGGAATGCCTCCGATGGGCGGAGGTGGAATGCCTCCTATGGGAATGATGTAATTATGCTAGGGCGAATGAATAAACATATTAATTCGTTGTCTATGCGTGATTTATTGCGTGTTGAAAAAAAGGAGGGCCATAAAAAAGTAAGCGCAAAATCATTACCTGCAATGGAAATGAAAGAGCACAACTTAAAGGGTAAACCTTCAATAAGTAAAATTCGACGAGCTGAGGCTATTGAGCACAGAGGAGCAAACGGTTTAGTTGCTCAACCGTCAAAAAAGCAACATATGGTTGCAACGAAAGCGTATCGCGGTAGGTAATCGGAGGCTGAGATGGCATCAAATTTAAGTAGTTTATTATTGGGTGGTATAGCTGGTATTGCCCCACCAGATAAAAAGAAGCCAGCTCAGCCTTCTCCACCTAGTGTAACGCCTCCGTCAATTCCACCAGTTGCACGGCCAGCTGGTGGTCCTGATGTTAGTAATATCCAAGACTTATTTAGTACGTTTTCACATTTAGGTACTGCAACGCCACAACCAGTAGTCACGGATCCATTTCAGCAAAAAAATGAACAGTTTAAACAAGATTTAGAAGCACCGATTGACCAACAGTCTCTGCAGTCTGGGTGGCAAGCAAGTAAGACTAAAGCCCAAGAAATTTTGCAAGGTTTAATGTCTGGCAAAACAATGGCTGGCATTATTGGAGGTCAAAGTACACGCGAGGTGCCATTAGGCGAAAGTTTGACTCCTATTGAAAAGTTAATACATAAAGGAGCAAGTTTAACTAATCCAAAACTTAAAGAAGCGTTTCATGACGCAGTCGAATTATACGCAAGGGCAACGGCAACTGGTGTAGGTCAAAAAGGATTTTTAACCGCACAAGATAAAGCCGATGCAATTAGACGGTCTTCTGAATTAGCAACAAAAATTGCTAATTCACGCAACGATAGCAACCTTGTTGATTTTGGTATTGAGCACGATCAAATTAAGCGTGAATTACACAGAGGTCGGCAAGGATGGCGAGAAGCAACAACTGATTACACGGAGACACCAGAAGCTGGTGCACGACAAACTCGCGAGCAAAATGCAGAGAGTAAACGCAGAGCAGTAGGAACATTAGCCAAATCGTTTTTTGATAGAGAATATGGCAATGTATCAAGTATTGCGCAGGACCCAAAACGCACTGGAGCAGCAGCACATAAGTTATTAATGGAAATACAGGGTTATGTTGGGAAAAACCCATCAGAAATAACTCTTGATGAATTTATGAACAGTCCTGTTGGTCGGAGTTTAGTTGAATCATTAAATGACAAATTAGATTCCATTGGTGCTTGGGATACCGATCAAGGAAAAGAATTTTTGCGTCGAATTGGAATACATTCAACCGACACAAAAGAATTGACCGACAGAGTTACTCGTGGAAGAGATACATTAGCTGGAATTGGTGCTCCACAAGAAGGAGAAGATCCAGCAGTAACAACACGCCGAGATCAATATGGAACAGCTTTACGTAATGCTCAATCAGATTTAGATGAACGAAATCGCGGTCTTACTGACGACGATACACGTAACTTTGGTGGATTATTTAATGTTGGTCAGTACGTTCAATCAGCATTAAGGCCTAGCGGAATTCCATTAAAAAGTGAAACACGCGGAAGCGCAGCAGAACGCGGTCAATACACAAAAGACACTAATGCGTATGCTCGCGTTATGCAAAATTTTGTTGAAGCTATTCGTCAATCTGGTGGAGACGTTAATGCAGAAACAGTAAAAAAAGCAGCGGAGGAAATGGGCATTCATGCTAGTCCAAAATTTTTAGCGACGTTTTTAGGTGCCACAAGTAAGACGCCTGTTAGTTATGCTGGAGAATATGGACAACACACATTTGAGCCATCCGTAACAGGTGAGGGACAATTATCGCAAGCAGAAATAGATCAAACACAAGGCCAATCAAATAACAGAGTTAAAGGATATGGTAGCTTTGGAAATCGCCCTACATTTACAGGAACATTACTTGCTGGTTTAAATTTATCTGACGCAGATTTAAATGCGCTTGCGTCGGAAGCTGGATTTAAATTACCGCAACAAATACAGCAATTTAAAGATGCTGCGCGAATGTCCGCAGCTGGTGCTAACGTTCAAGGTGCATTAATGCGCTTTGGCGAACTCACAAAAGTCATTGATGTAGATGAAAATGGCAATACAGTGCCTGTAGCTACTGGCAGAAAAAATACAGCCACATTAGGTGGAGTTGTAATGAGTTCTGTTACGCGACTGTTTGACAAATTATCTGAAATTCAAAATCAAACATTCACAACAAATCCAGATGTATCACGTGCCCTTGCTAGTAGACGTACCGTATTAGGCGATTATTTAGGTTCTGCACAACAAGGATTACGTCGCGCATCAACATCCGGTAGTAATTTTGCCGATTCATGGACTCCATTTGCGTTAGGTAGTGATGGGACGCCAAACTGGTGGTCACCAACAAAATTGCATGCGTCTAATGAAAGCAAGCGCGTGCAAATTGGACAAATGTTTGGATTTGCAGCGGAAGATTCACAATACCGTAGCGAGATCGCAAAAATGCTTAAAAACATTCGCGATACTCATGATCCCGGAAACACAACGGCAGTAAAAGATCAAGTTGTTACTGATATTAATATGAGTCCATCACAATTCAGAACACAATTTGAACAAACAGCACGTCATTTATATAACATTGCAGATGAAGACCCAACGGTTAGGCAGTATTTGGAGAGTATGGGTATAACTACCCTAGATGAATCAGATAAAAGTAAATTTATTCGCCAATTAGCCGAGGTTGCGTTAGAAGGTCCTCAAAAGCTACGTCGTATTAGTAGTGTTATTGCTGGCAATCATGGCGTAGCAACAGTACGTAAAACAGTTGGCGTAGCTCCTGTTAGAAATCAACGTAATTTTAAGGCAGGTGAAGCGCAGAAGGTCGTTAATCAAGATCCTAAAGCACTTTTATTTGACCCAATTGAACGCATAATTGAAGAGTCTGCAAAAAAAATTAATGTTGGCACAGATGCAAACGGCAAGCCAACAACAAACATTAACGATGTCATGAGTACGTTTACTGACAGCATTGGTAAACACGTTGATAAGATTTTTGCTAAACATTTTCAAGAAAAAAATTCTCCCGAAATACCAGAAGATTTAAAACTACCAAGCGATCCAGATTCACGTTTTGGAGCGGCTAAGCAAGCAATTATTGATTATGCATGGGCAAAAATGAAAGCTTTGCAAAATCCAGATGATGAAGCGTTGCAACAAAAAGCCCGACAGGCTGCAATAAAAGCTCAAACGTTGGACGAAAACATAATAGTTAAACCTCAAAACGGACAACAAAAAACAGACGATAGGCGTTCCTCTGGCATAACTGATAATGCAGCTTTTAGAGAAGGCGATAGCATTTTGGATGCGCGGCATATTGATACATCAGCGCCCGGTGAAAGTGCAAATGAATGGGATCGTCTTAATTATGTTCAACACCAACAACTTGCCACTCGGATTGGAACACATTCACTTAGTATTGCTGGCTATGAACAATCTAATAGATTAGCTACTGTACAAAATGAATTAAATAGGCTTAAAGCTTTAACGCGCCCAACTCAAGCGCACAAGGACAAAATAACGTTACTTGAAGATGAAGCTGATACGTTAAAGAGTATTTTAGCAAATGGTGGTGAGGGTCCGTTAGTTCAAGCACGACGTGAACTATTGACAAAGATTGCTAATGTAAAACGAGGTAATGCTGCACAAGTATTGTCAGCGTCTGGTGTAGTTACTGAGTCGCCTGCAGAAAAACGTCAGTATTTGAAAAAACTGGAACGCCAACTAGAGCAAGTTGATAGTCGAATTAAAACTTCGCAAAATCAAATTGAATTAAACGTTGCTCAAATACGTAAATTGCGAGACCCGTCAACATCGTGGGATCATGGCGGACCAATGACAGAGGGCGATTATAACGACAAATTACAGCGGTCAAATCCATTTGCTTTTGCAAACTGGAATAATTTATCGCCAGAAGCAAAACGTAATTATTACGAGCGGGTTCAAAAGGAATGGCGAGAAGGTAAAAAGCCAACTACCCCAATTAGGGTTCAAGATTATGGCCCAAGCGATGTCAAATTTTCGGGTGAAGAATATGACGGAACAAAACATGCTTTGGCAGGTGGATGGTCGAGAACGACTACAACCGTTAAAGTGCCAGATCCAAAAGACTCGACAAAATTTGTTACAAAAACGGTTGATGCACCCGGCAGGGAAGTGCCTCCGCTTATTGACCCTACAACTGGAAAAATTAACCCTAACGTAAAATTAAAAAAGACAAAGGACAGTGATGGCCAAGTTCATTATTGGGCCGAGGAAGTCAATAATACGGGACGTGTAACTGCGCGTCAAGAGGTGTTCCTTGAAAGTTTTCCACAATTGCCGGATGACGCAACTCCGAAACAACAGGCTGCGTATGAGGCAGCTCTTGCAAAATTAGGCGATAAAAACCTTGTTGCAAAATTACGCGACATAAATAGCAGAAGATATCAAACTCGCGAACAAATGGGGCTATTAAATCAAACTGAAGCAACAAAAGTTGTGCCAGTAGTAGAAACGTTTAAGAAAAACATTAATACTGTACTTAATGAGTTTAGGCCAATGGTGGACAAAATTGAGGCCATTGGAAATAAACTTACTACCTTAAAGCAAAAAGACATCAAAGAAAATCCAGATGCATGGCAAAAACATTTGGATGCAAACAAAGATTTAAATCCTGCCAGTGATGCCGATTTAAATACTTTGATGAAAAAATACAAAGTAGTTGGAAAAACAAACAAATCTGTTGCGGGAAGATTAAATGGGCTACAGCAAGAAGAAACAGTAAGATTTGAAAGAGCTGTTGCTGCCAAAAACTTGGTTCGTAACAATGACGCTAGGTCATCAACAACGCATATTCGCAATTTAATTGCAGATCCTAATAATAAAGAGGCATTAGGAAAACTTGCAAAATCTTTGGCAGATAACTTGCGTGATATTGAATACCCCAAAGCAGTACACCTTCCTGAAGATAAACATTTTAAATGGGGAAAACAAACCACTCCTGCTATAGTTGCTGAAATTAGACGCCGGTATGCATTACTAGCAGATGAGCCACGCATGTTGTGGGAAACTCTTGGCGACAAAGCATTTACGCGAGGTAAGCCACACGTTGGATACACAAGAGGTGGAGTACAAGAGTGGGGCGGTTTAAGCTTTGAAGAATTCGACAAGCGTATTGGAGCTAAAGTAACAGAACGTAATAAAGAATTAGCAACAGACTATGGTCATTTGGCTAATTGGATTAACAATTCTGACTATACTTTGCCAGATGGTAAGCCAGTTACTGTAAGTAAAGAGAATCCAATAAATGATGTATATAACTTAATTCAGGAACACGGCCCAAGATATTGGAATATATTTAGAGATGCAGCAAAAAGCGGTGTTCACATTGCTGACGTAAGTAAGCAACATGATGTGGGATTTGGCGTATTATCAGCTGAAGATAGAGCGACATATGATCAATTAAGAGAACGTGATGAAAAAGCTTTAGACATACATTACAGAAAAGAAGCCTCTGCTCGTGGAACAAACGTATTGTCTTCAAATGAAGATATTGCTAAGCGAAATGAACGTATTCGCTTACAAGACGAGGCTGATTTACAAAAACGACTGCGGGCAGCTGGTTTGCCTGAGGCCGTAATTTCATTGCGTAATTTAAATCCACGAACGTGGCGACTCGGTAGTGCAAATATCAGTGAAGGCACGGTTGATGCTGATGGTTTTGTTTCTCCAAAGGGTCGTTATATTGCATATAACAGCGATGAATGGAAAGCTGTATTACGGCAAGCAAGACGGTTGCATAAGGCTGGAAAACCATTAAACTCAGACTTAAAAGCGTTAATTGTAGAAGGTGTTAAATCACAATCTGTTCCCGTAGCGCATATAGTTAAAGGTAAATGGGTAAGTTCTCCGGGGCGTTCATATGTATTTATACCTCCAACAAAAGATGATCCCGGTGGATTATTTCATGAAAAAGGATCAGATTTACAGCGCATATTAAAAGAAACGCCAGAGCGACTGAATGGTGCATATCACGTGAGTGCTGGTGGTGTAAGAACAGCGCTGGAGGTTGTTGATGCAACCAGCGGAAAAGGATCGCAACTTATGCGAATACCAGCATTAAAAACTTTAGGCATATCGCCTAACCACCCTCTTGCAGAATATGCTGGAAAGCTTGTTCCTAAAGATGGACACATATGGAAAATACTTTCTACTTTAGCTGGTGGCAAAGCTAATATTGCAGAAAAAGTAGTAACGCGACCTGCGCAGACACGAGTTGAAACTACAGATGGTCCTGTTAGGTTGCCTAGATTGGATGAAGTTGATTTTGATTCTCTTCCAATATCGGACATCCATAAAGAGTCATTAAAGAAAAAAGCAGGTACAAGTGTTGACCGTAACAGTAACGCGTATAAAGCTTATGAAAAATTCTTTGGAAATACCGAATGGTGGAAAACAAAAATAACTCAACCAACTACGCGTGGAATTACTGACAAAGAAGAAAAAAGCAAACACCCAGTTATACTTTTTGCAACTGGGCATCATGCTACTTCTGAAAATGTTAGAGTTGCTGGCGCAATGATTGATCAGGCTATGCCACATGATGACTCCAAACAAATGAAACCGGGTGAAAAGAAGCAGCCACTAAAAGGTAACAAACAAGTAGTATCTCGTAATATATTTATGGCAACTTTAGCCGCTATGATTACGGGCACTAAAAAATGGTGGAGCGGATTGACGGAGGATTAATAATGGAACCAAAATTACCCGTTGATGCATTATTGAATTTACTTGGGCTTACACCTGAAAAACTTAATTCCATAGATCAAAATGCGAACAATAAGCTGTTAGCATCTAGCGCTGTGTCGTTATTTGGTAATCCTAAAATGAAAGAAGGAGCATCGTTTTACAATAATAGATATCCGCAAATATTAAATGCGTTATCTGAGCCGGGCATCCGCAACAAAGTAAACGCAGGAGTTGCTGCGTTGGCAAATGAGGGCACAAATTTATTGACAGACGCAGCAATAAATGATGGAATGCCAGCTCTTGCTGGTGCTGGTGCAGCACGTATTAATCCTTCTTTAGGCCCACCTGTATATGCAGGAGCAAAGGCTGCTGCTCCATATGTTGGCTTGATTAAAGACGCTGTGCAAAGTGATCAACTGGATCCGCATGTGTATGATTGGATAAAACAATTAAATATTGGAGGACGAATGCCAACAATAGAGGATTTGACGGGATTAATTACCAAAAATCCAACAGCGCGTGGCGTAATGTCTACTATGGCACACCACGGTATAAATACTGTTGATGCTAATATTACCGGATGGGCGCAAGATCAATTGTCAAAACATCCGGGACCGCAAATTGTAGACCCATTGCGAGAAGAGTGGACATCAAAAAAACCACAGGAAAAAGGCAAGGCATCAGATTTGCGACAAGTTGTAAAACCAATTTCTGATGCTTTAAAAGGCAAGACGTCTTTACAGACAGGGTTACAACAAGCTGTTAGAGGATATTTTAATCCAGAATTAATGCGAGCAATTGAGGATGGTGTTAGAGCTGCTAATAAAATTACTAAGCAAGACTTTCAAGATTATGGCACCACAGCATTGTCTGGCAGCAATGGTAAGTATAGAAAGAAGTAATGAACACACATATTGAAGAGGAACGATATAGGGTTACTCCAAAAGGCTCAAAAACGCCATTGTGCAATGCTGTAATTAATGACGGAAATTTGTGTAACAACATTATCGTTAAAGGAAGAAAATTTTGTCGCCATCACGGCGGAAAGGCATTAACTGGAATAGATCACCCGTCGTTTAAAACAGGGCTTTGGTCAGCGCAGCGCAGACGGTTTGCAAATGTTGCTCCAACGTTGTTGTCTAAAATCGATGAGTTACGTGACGATCCAGACTTGTTTTCATTGCGTGATGACACTGCGTACATCACGGCATTAATGGAAATCAGGGCTGAAGCAGCAAGCGAGGGCATAAGTGTCGAGCATTACAATAACTTAAAATCACAGTATGGTATATGCAAAAGCTTGTTATTTACACCAGAATTTAATGATGAATTTAAAGCACTTGGCAACATGCTTGATGAAGGCATTGATTTATTTAATGCCAATAAAGATGTTTTAGATTTAATTGAAAAGCGTTCTGATTTAATTGAAACAGAACAAAAAGTAATGCAGAGTAAAGCTTATACATTGGAAGTTGATCAAGCATTTAGTTTAATAATGCAAGTGTTAAAAGTAATACAGACAAATGTAAAAGACCAAGATTCCATGAATGCAATTAATACTGGTGTTTTAAAATTAATAAATGTCTACCGCTCAAATGACGACATTATTGACGCAGAGGTAATAGACGGAAATGCCAGCCCTGAATAGTAACAAGACCGTACCGCGTAAATTTAAGCAATATGTTCGCCCAGACAAAGATCTGTCACTTGCATTACTAGAGGCACTATCAGGAGAACTAACTAACGTAATAGAAACTGGAGATTACGATAGTGGTAAAGCCGTAGCTCTGCCGGGGTCAGAACTACCTTATGAACAATGGTTGAAGATACATGCTCCGCATGCAACAAGTTCAGCAATGGGAGATCATCACAAACGAGCGTGGAATTGGGCCGAATCTATTGGGTCTGGAACTATTCCACCTGCACTTATCGAATGTTGGTTTCGTGGCGGTGGAAAATCAACCACAATGGAATTGATTAGTAGTCGCATTGCAGTTAAGGCTACACGTCGATTCCTATTGTATGTGTGCGCTACGCAAGATGCAGCCAACAGGCACGTAGGTGATATTGCGTCAGTTATGGAGCGATGCGGAATTGAGCGAGCAGTCAATCAATATGGTTTTAGTAAAGGTTGGAATGCTAGTAAACTTCGTACTGCTAATGGGTTTAATGTACTTGCTTTCGGCCTTGATACTGGTGCTCGTGGCGTTAAGCTTGACCATCTTCGACCTGACATGATTATTCTTGATGACATCGATGAATTAAATGACTCAGTAAATAGAGTAGAAAAAAAGATAGAAACGATCACCGCGACTATCTTGCCAGCAAAAAGCGTTGATTGCGCAATAGTGTTTGTGCAAAACAGAATTCACTCAAACAGTGTTATGTCTCGTGTGTTGAGTGGTGAATTGGATATGCTGCAAAACAGAATTCAATCTCCAATTGTTCCAGCTATTACTGGACTTGAATACGTGCCAGTTGAAAAAGAAAACGGAAGAACTAGTTGGAAGATTACAAAAGGAACTGCAACTTGGGCACATAAAAGTATTGAAATCTGCCAGCGAGAAATTGAGGATTTTGGATTAATATCTTTTTTGCGCGAGTGCCAGCATGATGTTGGTGTTGGCGGACGGTTCTTCCCTGAGTTTAGAGAATACGACAAAGACGGTAATCCGTGGCATGTAGTTGACCATGTAGATGTACAACCATGGTGGAGGTTTTGGGCTAGTCACGACTATGGTACTAACGCTCCTGCATGTTTTCTTCTATACGCAAGTGATGACAGAGAAAACATATACGTTCTTGGAGAATGGTATGAAGCTGGTAAACCATCATCTGCGCAAGCACAAGGTGTTTGCGAGTTTCTAGAGAAATACAAAATTGCGCAACCAATTAATCAAAAAGATAGGCATGGCCCTTGGAATTCAAAGATTGAGGCTATCGCTTTCGACTGGGCCAATACTTTCCCACCGCAAAAAGTAGAGGAACGAATCGGTGAATATCCAGTTGAGTGTTGGTGGGAAAAAAACTTACCTGCGGTACGAGCAGTCAAAGACAGAAAAGCGGGTTGGTCGCGCGTTAAGGAATGGCTTGGCGCAACAGAATTTGCAGGCGGGTCATTAAAACCAAAATTGCAAATTGTGCGGAACACATGCCCTAACCTTATTAAGCAATTAACTGACACAATGAGTCACACAAAAGATGCAGACGAAATTGACAATGGAACCCGTAATGATCACGCCATTGATAGTTTTAGGTATGGCGTTATGTGGCGTGAGTTTCCTGTTCGTTGTCCAGAGATTGTTGAACAAAAAAACATAGAAAATCAACGTCGGCCATCATGGCTGAAGAAAAGTGACGATGATAAATGGGTGTAGTTGCAATTATTGGATTGATTCTTCTTATGTGCATATGTGTGATTTTGTATCGCATCCTTAATGTCATAACCGAGATTAAAGAGCAGCGATTTGAAATTAAACGTATAGTTGATATTGAAAAGTGGGTGTAACAATGGATCCTGTACAAGAACTAATCAAAAACGTTATTGGTGGACAGTCGTCAGCTAAAATGACTGCGTTTCAAAAACCAGAGAGTGCTGGAACTATAGGTTCATTTCCCACTGGAAACTTGACCTTAATAGACAAAAAGAATCTAGAACTGGATCACAATCCAAAAGATTGGAGCGTTAATCCAAAAACACAACCAGAAGAAGCTGCAAAAATTGCCGCTTATGTATCTAAGCAGTTTGAAGTTGGGCAACGATCTCGGCAGGAAATGGAATTGGAATGGGGTTTAGCAACCGCATTTTTTGAAGGACGTCAATGGTTTAGAATTTCTAGTCAATCACGAAATTTGGTGCAGCTTCAAAATCCACATGAACCAAACCGTTATATGACGGTAAATAAAATACGTCCTTTGATAGATGGTGTTGTTGGCAAGTTAACGCAATGTTCTCCGGATGCAAGTGCAGTTCCATTGAGTGAGACTGAACACGACCGCGCAGCTGCGGATGAGGCAAACTTTATTGTCAAGCATTACAACAGAAAGTTTAATCGAGAAACGCAAACAAAAGAAAGAGTTAGGTGGGCATGTGTTTGCGGAACATCGTATTTAAAAATTTTCTGGGATAGTAAAAGAAATCAAGTAGTTCCACAATTAGCTCCAGATGGTCAAACTGTGTTGGGCCATAAAGAGATGCCTGTCGGTGACATTGTTGAACAGATACTGCCAGCGTTTGATGTATATGTAGACCCATCTGCAAAACGCGACGATGACGTCCGTTGGATGATACATGCAATGATTAAACCATTAAGCTGGTTTGTTGATTCATATGGTGAGGTCGGCAAGGCAGTACAGGCCGACGCTATGATGGGTCACAACAGCGGTTATGTTGACGCTTATTTAGACAGTACAAATGGAGGAGGGCGCGGATGGATCCCTCCTAGTTCTACTCACCTAAATAATGCTGACAAACGTAAAAATGCTGCAGTTGTTTATGAGTACTGGGAGAAGCCATCCGCCCAGTATCCAAATGGAAGATACATTGTAACAACTGAAAAAATACTGCTGTACGCAGGAAACTGGCCTTACGAAAAAAAGGATGAGTTTCCGTTTATTCCATTGCGATGGCAACCACGCGCTGGTACCCCTTACGGATATTCACTAGGATTTGACCTATGCAGTTTGCAGCAAACTTATAACCGCATTTATTCTAGGTTGCTAGAACAGTTTGAAGGTCAAAAAGATTACATTATGGTTGAGCGGTTGTCCAATATTGGCGCAGATGCATATGATAAAGAAAGCGACACAATTGAGGACAAAAATAGGATTTACCGAAAGGTTTATTATGATCGCGGATCGCATCCTCCAGCCATACAGCGCGCTCCCGGAATTGGAAGTGACTTATTTCCATTGCTGCAATTTCTTGAAAAGGATATGGCCGACATTGCTGGTTTACACGACGTAAGTCAAGGTATGGCGCAAGCAGGTACACCAGCCGAATCAGTGCGATTGCTGCAAAAAGCCGACAACACACAGCATTCGTATGTTAGGTCTGACATTGAAATTAGTAACGCAAAAATCAAAGAATGGGAAGTAGCCTTAATTCAACAATTTGCTATTGTTCCATTTGTCGGAAACGTTGAAGGTGGAATGCTTCCTAGAGACCAAATCAAACAAGGAATCATGCGGTTTGACTCTATACGTAATGGAGGTCGCTATCGTATTGTTTACGTACCGGGTTCTACTATGGATGACGGACCAGAGGCTAGACTGCAAAAATATTCAGCATTGCGTCAAATGGGTGTATTTGGCGACCCGATGGATCCTGAAACAAATAAACTGTTTGTGGAATTAGTAAATATGCCAGAAACGTCAAGGATTTTAGATCATTTAGATATTCAGAATGAAAAAATGGCTGCTGCGCAACAACAACAATTGGAAATGCAACAGCAGCAAATGGAAATGCAGCAGCAAGCTGCATTAGCTCAACAACAGCAAAAAAATCAGTACGATTTCCAAGCTGAAGAGCACAAGGCGCAATTAGACATTCTCAAAAAGAAAGCCGAAATTTCGTCTAAATTAGAAGCTGACATTGCCCTAGAAACAGCAAAGGCTGGAATTGAATCCCAGATGAATGAGGATATGGCAATGACAGATTTAGGTAAACAACAAGTTATGAGTGAGATGCAGCCAAGTATTGGCATGCAAGAAAATAAGGGGTAATATTTAAATGTCCGACGAGATGGTGATGCGAACTACTGATTCACCAGCAGTAGCGACGGAGGGAAGTATATCTTCCATATATTTGCAGGATGACAGTAATTCGTACGTCGCGAATTCAATTGACGACACGACGTTAAATAGTCAAGAGTCAGACCCGGCATATGAAGATGATTTACAGTGGATTGATGAATACCTCGGCAGCTCTAGTGATTCAGAAACAGTAAGTCCTGACGTAGATATCAGGCAACGCTTATTGGATTCAATCAGCAACACTAATGAAGTTGCTAATGTTCCATATGACAGGTTCCGGGAAGTCAATGAGCAAGCAAAAGCAGGTAAAGAGGCAGTTGAAAATTACGGTAAATGGTCCGATGTAATTGAACGCCTTAAGGAACAAGGTTATCAATCCGCAGAAGATGTCAATCGTGCGTTGCGTGAACAAGCGCAGCAACAACAAGAAAATGACATTCGAGCTAAGTACGAACAGCATGCCACTAGTACTGGCCTAGATCCACTACTAGCACAAACGCAAGCTGAAGTTGAAATTCAACGTCAACGTTACGACAGTTTGGTTTCAACAATGTCTGATTACATGCGGACAAATCAACGTGAGCAAGCGTTGTCGCAATTCCCTTATGCTCGCAGAGGCGAGATGGTTGTTGACAATCTTATTAAGTCTGGCGTTGATCCAGTCTCAGCAGCAGAAATTGTGCATAATCAAATTGTTAACTTGACCGAGAGTTTGGTCCCGGAGATCACAGCAATGATTGCCCAACAGCGATCTTTGCCTACTCCCATCGACACTTCGTTATCTGCGCAGCCTGTAATTCCGCAACCTAATCCGCAAAAACAAAATGGATTTGGACGCATCACGAGTTTACTTGGTATTGGCAGAAACCCTAATTCACTATAGGAGTCCGTAAATGGCTATTGATTTTAATGGAGCATTGACGCTTGCCGATCAAGCAATTTTGTCTAATGACCCTCTTGTAAAAGAGATTACTAAGAGTCTTCACAAGACTTGGAATGCAATCAAAGACATTCCTTTTAAGACGTCCCCATCGCTGCGTCAAATTGGACAGCGTTATGTCAACAGTGGTATTCCACTTCCAAACTGGACTGGAATTAACTCTGAGCCAGTTGCCGTGAAGGGTAAGCCAAAGTCGTATGAAGAGCAGATGTATCTGCTCCGTAATAAGATTACGGTTGACCATGTATTGCTTGACCAGCCTAACAACATTATTGATCCTGTTGAAGCACAGGTCCAAATGTTCCTAGAGGGTTTTGCTTACGACTTTAATGACAAGTTCATTAATAACGACCCTACAAGCACTGCTCCCGGCAACAGCGCAGATGCATTCCCAGGTCTGTCATATCGCCTAAACAACCCAGCACAGTTTGATATTCCAACTGACTTAAATGTCTATAGTCAGGCTGATGCGTCTATCAATAACCTGCTTGCTGCTTCTAGTGCATATGCTGGAGCTGGTGCTGCAAACCGATTGATTGCTGACATTCAATCATTGCTTGATGCAATGAACTCACCTGATGGTGATGGAGTTGTGTTCTATTGTTCTGAACAGATGAAGCGTCAGCTTGAAATGGCCATTCGTGCTATGGGCATTGGTGCTGGTTTTGATATTACTCAAGACAGCTTTGATCGACCTGTAGAAAAGTACAAGAATGCAACTGTTCGAGTCGTTGGACGTAAGGCTGATGGTTTAACACCAGTTATTTCTAACACCCAAGTTATCACTAACGTCAACACGGGTGCTTTACAACAGTCTTATCAGGGAACTAGCTCACTGGCTAACAACGGTGCGGCAACTGGCCAGATTTTTGCTGTTCGTTACGGCGACGGTTATGTTTCTGGATGGCAGTCTGGTCCATTTAAGCCACAGTATTTAGGACTCAGTAAGGAAAACGGAATCATGCACAACATTCTGTTTGACTGGGGTTGTGGTTTGTGGATTCCTCACGTTCGTGCAGTTGGTCGTGTCAGCGTGAAGATCAACTAAGGAGAAAATAATGGCTAAAGATTATAAGCTTACATTTAGATTTGGCACTGGCGTAAACGGTTCCTCTGGTGGCATTGTCGGCGTACCCGGCACAGGCATCACGTCGATGGTTACATCGTTTACTGGTAGGACTGGAACTGCTGCTCCAACAGATAACTCTGTGACTAACAATATGTTTAGTTGTCCTCTTGCATGGGGTGGATTTACAAGTACTGCTGGCGGAATTGGTCCAGCGTATGCTGAAGATGTGCCAATTTATCCAGCTGATACCCTTGCTGGTCATAGCAATCGTAATGACATGTTTGTTGTTATTGATGCGATTGCAGCCACTACGTTAACTACAGCGCATACATTTGTAGCGCAAACGTCTAGCGATGCACTGACTTGGACAACTGTTGGCACTGGTGAAACTACATTGTTAGGTTCTGCTGTTACTACCCCAACAGCATTGACATGTACTGTTGCTGTCTCGACAACCTACTCGACAATTACAACTACTGCAAGCCATTATGCTAAGGTTGGTGATTTATTAGTAGTTACAGCCGCAGGTACTAACATTACGTTTAATGTTGCAGGTGAAAGCATTGCTGCTGCAGTTGGACAGCTTTTTGAAGTTGCATCTGTACCTTCCGCTACTACTTTAGTTCTTAAGGTTCCCGGATATCCCGGAACAACTCTAAAGAATAATAACTTAGTAGCGTCCGCTGTTACTATGACTACTGGTGCTACAACGGCAACTCCAACATTTACTATTGTTGGTCCGGGTGCTAATACTAACTCAGGTGTTGTACCTGTTGTAGTATCACAGCAGATTCACATCCCACTGCCACCATCCGCTAAGCCATATCTGCGTATTGCTGCATACGGTGGAGCTAGTGCAGGTGGATATGGAGTTATCCGTGGTGCTTACATCCAGAACTCCCGTGTTGGCGTAGTAAGGTAATGATATGAATCTAGGTCAAATAAAACAAAAGGTTCGGATGATGGGTCGCCATTATTTTGGCTCCGAGTCTGATCGTGATCCATTTGGCCTAGATTATATTATTTTAGAGACGGCCAATGAGATAGCCCGTAAAACGGATTGTCTTGTTGGTCGTCGGTATTTATCACTGGTTGAAGGGCAAGCCGATTATTGCGCTCCAGACATTTATAAGATTCGTGTATTGAAAATGATTAACGAGGCTGGAGAGTATGTACAAGTAAAACTCTTTAGTTACAGTAATCAAGTTATTGACCGTTGGCGCTCACAGACACCTGATACGTATCCTCTAGTTGCAGCAATGCGCGGGATGAATGGTATTTCGTTATATCCAACTCCATCATCCGATGTCGATAACGCATTGTTAGTAGAGGGGTACGCTCAACCCGGAGACAATTGGGCTTATGACACCACTGGAACCGCGCTTGTCAACACAGATGCAACGGAATGCCCGTTACCTGAAGTTGCGCATGATTGTTTGGTATATGGTGTTTTGTATACGCGATGTCTGCAACTTAGGGATAAAGACGGCATTGCGATATTTAAAGGTGAATACTTAAACCGGCTTGGTGAAGTTGAAGGGTTTGCTGCAACATATGCACGGAGAACAGTTTAATGGCAGCTAATTTTACAACCTTGCGCAATGAGGCACTAAAACTATTAAACGAAACAAATACTTCCGTAGTTGGCGAATTAGCCACTGGGCTAGGATCAGCAGCAACGGTTTCATCTGATAGCACAATTTTAGATTATATAAATGAAGCAGCTAAAGAAATGTGCAGGTCTTGCGTGTTACTAGAATCAACAGTAACACCCACAGGAAGCACTGCTCGTTTAACTACACTTGCCGATCAAGTTGTTTGGTTCCCACTCGTCGTAAGCAGATCTGGCGTGACGTTAACACACTGCGGTGAACAAGAATTACGCGTATACGATTTAAGCTACACGTCTGTTACTGGAACTCCAACCAATTGGTACAGGAGTGGTGAATGGAACGTAGGACTTTATCCAGTCCCTACTGTTTCCGCACAGCTGACCATAACTGGGGCATCTATACCTGAGGCTATTAGTACTGGTTCTGGTGAATTTACATTTGCTCCGGACGACATCTTACTAAAAGCAATACCTTCGTACGTGGCAGCTAAATTAGCTTTAAAGAACTTTGATGACCCATCATTAATTGGTCGTGCTTTCTGGAAAGATTGGTACGACACTGTGCGCATGAACTTATGGTTGCAGCTAGATCTTAGCTTGCGAATGCCCGGAGGTCCATTTGCAACGCCTCCAGTTATGGCTACAGGTAAATGAAAATAGCATATAGCCGATTAATATTAGTTGCTCTTGCAGCATTTTTAACTAGTGCTGTTCCTGAGTTTGATGCTGCTTGGAAAGCGTTTAACATATCCGATAATGCAAATTATGGAATGGTAACTAAGGCACTACTAATTTCTGGTATTGAAGGCATCCGTGCTGGTATACCTGCTATGGCAACTGCGTTGATTGCGTTTTTTATGAGACAAGACACTGCGCTGCCAATGTTTTCAATAACATTGCCGGAGGTGAAAAAAGTCAGTGAAACGACGAGGCACATCGATGGATAAGATGCATATTGACCTTAATCAATTTCTAGCAGGACTAGCTGGCGCAATTGCTGGCACTGATTGGCCTAAGATCAAAACGCTCACGCAAGGTTTAACAACTGTCTTCATCGGGACAGTATCGGCTCTTTATCTCACTCCGCTAGTTGCACGTAATTTAGGATGGACTACGCCTGAGCAAATGCTTGGGCTTTCTTTTTTACTTGGCACGTTAGGCTTAAGGACTGTTCAGGCTATTAATATTTTTATCGAAAAACAAGTGCGAAAGATGACTGAATAAAATGAACGAGTACTTTGAGTTAGCGTTAGCGTCATACACAGTGTTGCCGGATGGGGAAATTGTAATAGTATTTGACGATAGCGTTTCATTTTTTTACGCAAGTGAACTTACACTTGACCAAGATTGTACACAGTACGATAATGAAGTAATTGAAAACTTACGCAAATACATTACATGTTACTGTGCTCACTTTGGCGGACAATCGTTAATTGGAAAAAAGATGGTTTTTGATTTATCTGAGCCTAATGGAAACATTGTTAGGATTGTTTAATGGCATTAATTACAGTAAATATGCCCTTGCAATTTGGGTATGAATACGCCAATAACCTTACTGGTACAGGTACGACAGTAAGTAGTACTGCAACAGGCTATGCTTACCCATTTATTCCTGAAATTACAGGAAGCATCACACACATTGCTTTACCTATCAATTCGGTTACAACGGCAGTTACAAATCTTGACGTTGGCATAATGGGGTCAAATGCAGCCGGGAATCTTCCGGATAACACATATGCCGCAACTCCTAATACGTTATCTATAGCTGTGCAAGGTAGTTCATTAACTGAAATAGTTTTAACTAACTCAGTCTCTGTTACAAGAGGTACGGTGTACTGGCTGGCAGTCAGGCCAAATGCTTCCTTTACTGGGAATATATCTTTACTTACCGCTCAACGTGCTGGACAAACGCCATCTAATAACTTTCCGGGCGCAACAAGATTGGCTAGTAACTGGATCAGATCTGGCAATACATCAAATGTTATTTATAAAGTAGGAACTACGTGGTATGCCGATGATATGGCAGTTTTACCAGTAGGAACAACCTTTACACCTTCTGTATCTTCCGAATATGGATCCGCTATAATTTTTCCTGCAAATCATCCAGCAGTTCAATTAAAAAGCATAACAATCTGTAACCCTCTTAATAACAGTGCTACAGGAAATCCCGGAATGATTACTAGTTGTAAAATATACAATGATTCCGGAACGCTATTGTATACGTTTGACTCTGAAGATACAGACCGAATAGGTAATAACACTGTTGTGCTTTCACAAATGTTTTGGAATTCTACAGGCACCGACATTTGGCTTGAGCCTAACACAAAATATTACATAATGAATGCAATGTCTGGCACATTTACAAATACGCCAACGTGGTTCCTCACACCAACAAGCTCGGCATATCAAAATATAAATGGCTCTATGTCTCAATGGTATGTATCAAAAACTGGAAGTACGTTTACTGAAAACACTAGTTTTCTTTACCCGACCTCAATAAATACAAGCAAAATAAGATTTAATGATTCTGGTGGATCTGGCGGATATTACGATTCCTCACCAATGTTTAATGGGGGCTTTCACTAATGGCCCTGATAACTATTCCTACACAAAAAATGTATTTTGCATTAGACGGGTTTAATACATTCGGATACGGAAGTGCAAGTTTTGCTATTGCCGGAAGTAATGGCGGAGTAGCATTTCCTTGGGTGGCACCTGAAAGTTTTACGTTAACTCAGATATTATTTGCGTATGCAGTTACAACTGCACCCTCACCAAATACGTTTGACGTTGGCATTCAAGGCTTTGACGCAACAACCGGTATGCCTAATGGCACATTTGTATCATCTGGTACTTGGACTTGCCCTGCATCTGGTTCAGGACTTGCAACGGTAACTGTTTCTGGATTATCAATAGTTGCTGGTACTCAATATTACGTTGTTGTGCGTAACGCGACTAGTGGTTACACAGGTAGTGTCACTGTGGTAGTCGGCTGTCGGTCGAGTGCTAATGATAAAACATACATAGCATCGACGAGAACATCGGGAGTTTGGACAACTTCTCAAATTCGCCCTGCTGGTAATTTTTGGTTATACAGTGGTACAAAATATTATGGCCCATCAATGTATACAGTTTCAGGATCTGAAGTAGCAGTTACAGCGCCAAATGAAGTCGGTTTTGCAGTTACGTTTCCAGCAGCTGGGCCTAATTATATTCTACGAAAGGTTAGTTTATATATAACTACAATTGGTCTTGGTACAGTTTACAGAATAGGCGTAAGGAACACTGCCGGAACACTACTTGCCTCTAGTACGTTAGATGGAGATTTTGCAACAGGCACCTTTATGGGACAGGTTTTAGACAATGATGTCACTTTAGTTGCCGGTACTAAATATTACATTATGTTGCAACAAGTAACAGGCACTAGCCCATTATTGCGAATGTGTGTTCAGCCATCAGCCCAGTTAATGACAGATGTTAGAAACGGCGTTGTTGCAAATAGAGCTACTTTTAATGGAACCACATTTACTGAGACATTAACATCTTGTCCGCAAGGTTATTTAGAGTTTAGTGGAATTGAATACACACAAACAGGTGGCGCACCTGTTTACTCTTTACCTGCATCGTTTAGCCAGATTGAGGGATAATGAATTATGTTTCAAATAAAACAAAGTGATGCAGATGCAGCACATAGACGTATACCTGTACTGCTTGTAGACATTACAGACGGGTTTACGCCAGAACTTGGCGTGACTGCTCCCACCATCAATGTCAGTAAGAATGGTGCAACTCCAGCGGCTGGTGCTGGCACTTGGGTTGAGATTGGCAATGGTCAGTATTATTACCAGCTCACAACCGGTGAAGTGGACACGCTTGGCTGGGTGTCATTGAATATTGAAAAAGCTACCGTCAGTCGCGACTATAATTCTATAGTTCAGATCATGGCATATGATCCGTTTGACGCAGTCAGAATTGGTCTTACCGCTTTGCCAAATGCAGCTGCAGGAGCAAGTGGTGGTTTACCAACTGGTAACGCTTCCGGTGAGGTAACAGTTGGATCTCTTGCAACTACAGCACAAACTAACACAGCTGCTGCTGTGTGGAATGCATTACTTGCTTCATACACAACAGCAAACTCGTTTGGCGCAAGAGTTGTAAGGACAAGGTCAACGTCCCCGTCTAATGAAGTTACCATTACTGGATCATTCCACATAGCTGCTGACGTACATGAACTGCAACCGGGAGTTATTGTTGCTGCTGATTTTGCAACAGGTGCTATTGATGCAAACGCGTTAAACGCAACCGCGATAGAAGAAATTGCCGATGGTATTCTTGCACGTAAGTTAGATAGTAGTGGTAATGAATCTGTTGCAAACGGAGCATATACATCAGCATCAACTGACAGAACTGTACGTCAAGCATTACGCATTTTAAGAAACAAAGTTGACGCATCAACAGGAGCAACTATTGATGTGTACAATGAAGCAGGAACAGTGGTTGTTTGGAGTTTACCTTTGACAACCGCACTTGCAGATCCGATTGTAAAGGTAGGTTAATATGGCAACAACAACGGCGTTTACAAACGCAACAGAGGCAAGCCTCTTAAATCATTTATTGCGCGGTACAACATTTGGTCCATTTGGAGCGAATGGAACAACTGGCACACAATTATGGTTAGCTTTGATGACCAATGTGGCGTCAGATGCAACATTAGCTGAAAATGCGTCCGGAACTGCCGGGTATAGCACCCGCATTCCATTAGCAACGGGCGCCAGTGCCGCTACTGATGCTAAATTTGGTGTTGGTGGTGCAAACACAGCAGCTTCCACAGCAACACCCGGTCCATTGACAAACATCAACGCAGTGTCGTTTACTGCGACAGGTGCAAGTATTACGATTGCTGGAATTGGTATTTGTACAAGTGCTACAATTAGCGCTACTGCTTCAACTGACGGGACAATTCTTTTCTATGGCGATATTACGGGAGGATCTGTAACGCTTGGTTCTGGCCAGACAATTACATTCCCAAACAACACGGGTATTGATATCCGCTTAGACTAATGGCAATACCAAATAGCGCTGGTTATATAACAGCGATATTTATTGGTGTAAGGCTTGCTGCTCCTCCAGTAACTGGAGGTAATAAATCGGCAAGCCTTAGTGCTTTTGCTACAGTATCTTCATCGGCAACAAGATCTGTCAGTGTCACCTTGTCTGGTAATGCTACAGCGTCATCATCAATAACTAAACCATCAAGTAGCGTTCAATCTGCAAATGCTACTGTATCGTCATCAATAACTATATCGGTTGGCAGTACACAATCTGTAACTGCCACCACATCGTCATCAACAACTAGATCGGTCAGTAGTGAGCAGTCTGCATTTGCCAGTACGTCTACCACTGCAACAAGATTAGTTGGCAGTACACAATCAGCGTTTGCTACATTGGCGTCATCAGCAGGAACAATATCTACTGCATCGAGTACGCTATCAGCATCTGCAACGACATCATCAGATATTGCAAGATTAGCTAGTAGTGCGCAGTCTGCGTTTGCGAGCACGTCTTCAACAATAACAATTTCGGCTAGTAGTACACAATCAGCATTTGCAACAACGGCGTCATCTGCATCTGTCACAATTTTTTCGGCGAGTGCTTTATCTGCATATGCAAGCGTTAGTTCATTACCTACAACATCTGCATCTAGCACACAGTCTGCATTTGCAAGACTTGCATCATCTACTTCAACCTCTGTATCAGCAGACAGTTTAATTAGTGCATTTGCTAGTACATCATCAACAATAACAATTTCGGCTAGTAGTACACAATCAGCATTTGCTACGACAGCATCATCCGCGACTGTCACAGTTTTTTCAGCCAGTACTTTATCTGCATTTGCAAGCACTAGTTCAACACCGACAATATCCGTATCTAGTACACAATCTGCGTTTGCAACGCTTGCAGTATCTACTTCAAGTTCTATTGCTTCATCTAGTAGTATGTCTGCGTTTGCGTCGGTAACAACTACTCCTACTAGAAATGCATCCTCTACATTAAGCGCATTTTCTTCTGTCAATAGTTCAGCGTCGCAACTATCAAGTACTAGCATCTCCGCATTTGCAACTTTGTCCTCTACTGTTAATAGACAAAGTGACAGCGCATTGTCTGCATTTGCATCGCTTGCGTCATCTATTAATCGCAGTGAGTCAACAGCGATATCTGCGTTTGCTACAGTCGGGATAAACGCATCACGTACGTCCTCTACAACATTAAGTGCTTTTGCTACAATTGGGTCAACAGGAGTAGTTACTGGTGGCCCCATCGGCCCATCGTCTGTCACGATGACTGGTAAGGCGTATTTAAATGTCAATGCTACCTACAACGTACTGTGTACTTGCCCACCATGGATAGTGTCAGATAATGACGTTTGCGCTTGGACAACTGCAAGTACACCGTTATCTGGAAATTATGTTATTACAGAAACATTACCTGACCAGTTTACGCACAGTTCGGATTTAACAGGTGTGTACAATAATACTGTGACACTTACTAATCAATTTACAAGAAAAGGTTGTGAATAATGCCGACAAAGAAATCTACTCCATCTTCACACTCATATCAATTAGGCGATCGCGGATTTGTCGGAATTGACACATACACAGCTCCTAATAGACTTGTTGATGGGTACTTCCAAAGCTTACAAAACATGCTCGTCTACGGCAATGCGCTACAACCACGTAACGGATGGTCAACTTGCTGGCATTCAACTACTGCCACATACAACCCCGGTACCGGATTCCCAATATATGAATTAATGACATTGAAAGATCGTGGAGTTAAAAGTAAAGTTGCATTTACATCTAATGGAAAGTTGTATTACTACGACACATCAACTTATGGCTTGCAAAATAACCTATATGCAGAGGTGTTTAATAGGTCTAACAGCAATGCAAGTTTTGCATTTCCTAATAGCAAAAATGTCCGAATGACAATGTTTGGGCGATATGTCTATGGTGTCGATGGAGCAGGTAGTTTATTCAGATTGCGCATGAACGGGCAGATACCAGAAGCTGAAACGCTACCCGTACTTGACGATCTTACAAAGTACACGCCAAAAGCAACGGCATCATCACTGACAGTCATGCGTAATAAACAGTTAGGATCAACGTACACAACACCCATTGATGTTAGTGGTTTTAGTTCAGCGCCGTCTGTGCTTACAAACAAAGTGAATAATCCGACGTTTAACAGTAATGTTGCTACTGGATTTGGTGAGTGGAATTACAACACGTCAAATGTAGAATATTTGACTAGTGGCAATAAAACAGTTGGAGCAACAATATATAAAACGTTTGCCAACTCAGCAAAAAACGCTGACAACTTTGTTGCGACAAGAGATGGTAATTCTGGATTTTGTGTTAAAGTTGACAAAATTCAAGACATCCTCTATCAGGATATCGATGTACGAGACACTACTGTTACATATGATGAGGCGCAATTAGTGTTTACAGCGTCATCTACAGTCAACCCAACATACATGACGTTATCCGCTGGCCATGGTTTATCTATAGGTCAAGCAATTAAATTTACGACCACGACTGGTGGCACATCGACAAGTACTACCTATTATGTAAAGTCGGTTGTGTCTGACACCGTTGTAACAATTACTACATCATCAACAGTCACATCAGGCACGGCGTTTACATTTACGTCAAATGTAACATCTGGTGCAAACAAGATAATAATTCAGCACAATGCTGGGTTGTACGCTTTGACATTTTACGTGTACAACCAAGATGACATAGCTAACTTTGTCAGCCAAAATACAATTGACGTCACGATTGACGGATATACACAAACTGGAACAACCGCCTTTTCTTCAAACAACAGGATAGGTGGAGCTGAAGTTTATTTTAATGCTCAACCAGCAGCAGGGCAGAACGCTGGAGACTGGCATAAATTTCAAGTACTAGTTGACTTTAGACAGTACGACAAAATACTAACAGGCATACAGATTCGTTTTGCGCCAACATTTATGCGTGGTGGAGACAGCTGGGTTTTATTAGATGACGTTTCGCTTTATGCTTTAAACTCAAAGCTTGAGGTAGGTACACAAGACGATGCTAAAGGACTTGCTAAATTAGTTGCAAGGCAAGCTAACCAAACGTTTATTACTGACACATCACCAGTCGATCCATTTGCAAATTACTTGGAAAATGAAGCGGTTAAAATTAACCTAAGTCAAGCAACACAGTTTACTGTGCCGATTAATTCATCACTTATTACTTGTGTTGACAATGGTGGCGTACATGGGTTAGAGGTTGGTGATTTTATACAATTTGCTAATACGATTGGCGGCGTAGTTACGTCTACTAGTTATTATGTAAAGACGACTCCAACTACAGGGACATTTACTGTAACGACTGACAGCACGTTAGCATCAGCAGATTTTGTGTTTACGGCTGCAGTTACATCTGGAGCAAACACATATACTCAATACTTTGATTTCAGGAATACGCAATCTATTAGTATTCGTGCATCATTTTCGGAAAAGATTAATCAGTCTGTCCCGCCTTTTAGTTTAGGTATCAGATACAACAACAAGACTCAATTCACAGGTCAATGCCGATATGACAAAACATTAGGTTACTTGACGTTTGATTTATATCCAATAACAACTACTAATCGTGCGGTTGTATCTGCAATATATATTCAATTTGATTACGACTTAGAATTGTTTTATGACAACGAATGGGTAATTAGTTTAGGTGAGGTTACAAAGCAAGGGGCTTTAACACCGCAGACAAAATACGCTTACTCATTTTCGTTATGGACACCTTATACAAAGCCAACGTCTGTAACAATGCCATACTGGAGTACGTTTAATTTTACTGTGACGACTGGTACGTCAACGACAGTTGTCAACACTGCTACGGCACATAACCTAGGTGTTGGAAAACGGTTAATAGCGACCAATGGCGTTGGTGGTTTAACAGCTGGGACTACATATTACATAAAAGACGTTTTAACAACTACGTCGTTTATTATCACCACGGATTCAACATTAGCTGGGAGTACATTTGCATTTACATCTGATGTGACGAGCGGAGCAAATACGTTTACTCCAGTGCCAGAAACACCAAATCAAGATGGGTTTGAAACAAATGCATCAAAATATAGTACGGATGTAGTCATTACTGAGGCCGTCAATAAAGTAACTATTGAGTTATCTGCCAGTTACTTAAATGCCAGCGCAAACGGCTTCTATTACAAATACGCTTGCGTGTACAGAAGGAATTTATTAACCGGAGACAACATGTCTCGCCTTATTGGGCTTGTTGATTTAGACACAGGATTAGCATACGTAGACGGAAGTAAATGGGAAGGCTTCACATCAAGTTATAATGGAACAGCCCTAACAGTCGTAGATCAGGTTCCAGATTCACAATTATTATTTGATAACGGTCCGGGCACACGTGGGTACAGATACAGAATTGGGAAAGATCAATACCCAGTAGGATGCGACTGCATAGCCGTTTACAACCAACGGTTATTTGCGTCAAAGAAAAACACTATTTATGCCAGCTGGTCATTAAACACAAACAATGAATACGGCCTGTATACAACTGCGATAGTTGATCCACTAGACCCTGAAGTCGCTATCAAGGGAGCCACCTTTACGCTTAGTAATCAAAATGATGAAGAGCAGATAATGGGGATGCAGAGTATTCAGGGCGACGGATTAATGCGTGACAACAGCACGTCTGCTGCATTAGTCATTATGCGAGAGCATTCAACATATCTCCTTACGGGAGATAGTCCACACAATTTTGCAAATCAAGGATTTTTACAGGGGTCTGGCAGTGGCTTAGTTGCCAAGCGGGGATCAGCTGTATTGATGGGTCGTTTGATTATTACGACTGCAAACGGAATCATGCAGTTGGATGGCACTAAGTTGACTGCTAAAGGGTTGCAACTTGAAGGAGTTTTAAACCCACGTAGTCAAGATTACATTAATGGTCAGTACGCGTTTGTTCCAGCAGCGTCGTACGCAAACATTACGATGTGTGTGCATGATAGACGACTACTTGTATTGGCTCCAGCATCTGGAGAAACAGAAAATGCAACTAATACAAAAATGTATGTTTATGACACAAGAACAGAAGGTTTTAACCCACGCACAAACTCGCCTATTAATGGCGGATGGGTCAATTGGAATAATCCAATTGCGTTTACATCCTTAGTAGCAGTTGAAACAACTGACGACACTCAAGACTTGTACGCCGGTGGTCGAGATGGAAAACTCTATAAGTTTGACAGATTTGCAGATGGCGTGTATAGCGATGGGGCAAACCCACCTAATAGAACGTACACGGCTATCCCGTGGGTGATTACTACAAGGCAATATGGGCAATCGTACACAGAAAGTTACGTGTATTACAGCGCCAATAAAATACACAGTTTAAACTTGCATATTGCAAATCAAGACACGAGCGCACTTGGCGTTAACTGGTCAATTACAGGGCAAAAAGGATACTCAACAGCAGGTTCGTTCCAGTTTGATGCTTCATCCGACAAAGTAGTAAGTTTGCGTAGTATTAGCCGAACAGCAGATCAACAGACTTTCTCTATTACTTTAAGTGGAACTAGTTCAAAAAAGTGGAAGTTATACGCGCTACACACAACTACAACAGAAGGTAATACACCAAGGAGATAATATGGCCACACCAGTTGTTCCTGTTGACAATCAGGTTCGCAAAGACGGAGTAAAGGCATTTGTTGGTCCCGGAAAATCTACTGCTATTTTCGAGCAGAGTAAATTTGCAGGAATGCCTCCAGTGCCGTATCAGCCTTGGGTGTCTCAGATACAATATGTTACAGCAACCTCTAATATCGAATTTGCACCAATAACAGTTGTAGTTGACGCCAGTGGCGGAGCGGTAACACTGACGTTGCCAATCGCCGGTGCTTTTTTTGGCAAGCAGATAACTGTCATTAAGTTTGACGTTGGAGCTAACACTGTAACTTTGACAGCACAAGCACCTGACACGTTTTGGACAAACTCAGGGTTTGTATCTTTGAGTAAACAATATGAATCGGTTACGTTAGTTGCAATGCCTGATTCATCTGGTAATCCCGGATGGCTCAACATGATGAATAAGGTCGTTGTGTAGTAAACTGGAGGTACTATGGATCCAATTACAGGTGCGTTATTAACACAGGCTGGCGGACAGCTTCTAGGTGGATTATTTAAGCCAAAGAATAATCCATATATGGACCGCATGAAGATGGCTGCCGACAGGAAGGCATCTTACGTTCCATACTTTAATGACCTTGTCAACAAAGGTCAAAAGCAACAAAACATGTTTTTGCCGCAAGCGCAAAAAATGGCAAACATGGGTATTGAGCAAGCTACTAAACCATTGACAGAAACAGATGTGTTTCGTGGTGTAAGTCCAGTGACATCAATGCTCCAGCGACAAGGTGATCAGGTTAATGCAAACGTCGCAAACTCCGCATCACAGCGTGGTTTATATGGACCTAATGGCGCCGGTGTAGGTACTGGTTACAATCCTAACGCAGCAATGGACGCATCAATTGCTGGAACGATGGGCCAGTTTGCTAACGATTGGTACAACAATCAAGGCAATCGTTTAAACAATGCTACTCAACTTGCAAGTGGAATGGCAGGTCAAGGCACTGGAATGATGACCCAAGGCATCGGTGGAGCGCAGGGCACTTGGGATTCCTATGGTCGCGATATGCAAAGTTTAGGTGAGCAGCAGATGAATGCCGAAAACTTAGCACAGCAACAGCATGGACAGTTTATGAATCTACTGCAAGGATATTGGGGTCAACAGAATCAAAATAGTCAGGTTGCCAAGCAGATTAACGCATGGCAACAATGGATGAATATGTATGGGCCTAGAGCTTCAGGTAGCGTTCCTGCATCTGATGGTAAATCTGATGGCGATCCAAATGAAAAGAAGGGATAACACCAATGGCTTTTAATCCTTTAGCATTATTGGGCGGGTTGCAAGGATTTGTTTCAAAAAACGAAGAGACTAGCAACAAAATAAACGCCATGAAGCAGCAGGGTGTTGAACTTCAGGACATGCTTAGGCAGCGTCAGCGTACACAAGAACGCGAAAATGTTGTGCAGGCGCAACAAGACGCATTGTACGCATTGAATCTAGGTGGATTACAACGTTCCGATGAACTTGCAAAAATATTACATGGATATCAAAAACAAGCTGCTCCCAATGAGGGACAGGCCATGGTTGATACGTCGGCACTCAACGCAGGTGTAGCAAAGCACAATCTAAATAATCAACCTCGTTTATTCAAATTGGACGATTTAGAGTTAGGCAATCGAGAAACATTGCTACCAATGCAACACCAATTTCAAGTTGGCGAAGCAAAACATGCTTTAGGAACACAAGGCACAAGACAAAGTTTAGACATAGCTGGATTGTCTAATCAAGGACGTGAATTACAAAACGCTTGGATGCGTCCAACACGAGCTGCGTATTACAAAGCACAAACGGATTATGCAAATAATATGGCTATTGCTAATAACAAAACTACGCCATTTCCACAGAGGATGAAAGCGTGGCAGGATGCTCAAGCTGCGTATTCAGCTGGTCAACAAGCATTGGCGGAAGCTGCATCTGAGGCAAAGATACAAGGGGTGCCTGTTGACGTTTGGCGTCAATATTATCAACAGGATCCGGCAGCGGGTAATTTTGATTTTAGTAAAGCTTTTCCAAATGCAGGAAAAGGAATACCTATTGGCACGTTAAATGATCCATCTGTTGCATCACTATTTGATACTCTTGGTACCTCTGCTCACAGTTTATTTGACCCACTGCAGGATTTGACGGAGACTTTTCCGTCGATAGATGATAAGGGTGACGTTACTGATGGGCGACTCACGTTAAATAACAAGCATGTTGGACGATATTTAGCTACTGGATTTATGCCACAAATAAGTCAACTTGCCTACGCAACAGGAAATGACGTTAATAGCATATTGTCACAATGGTCTGGGGTTCCTAGTATTCAAGAAGGAACTCACTATAATAATCAATTTGTACCGCCTCAAATAATGAAAAATGGAAAACTGGTAGAAAATCCATTGCATGTGGCGTTAACAAAAAAATTAGCTTCAGCACCATTAACAAAAGACCAACAGACTATTATACAAAATAGACAAGAATCATTTGATAAACGACTGGCTACTCTTGCTGGATTATTTGGCAGTTCGGCTACTGGGAGAATGGCTGAAGCCGAGAAGTATAAAGCCTCTCTTGCCATGGCACAAGCTGGCTGGAATTCATTTTCTACTGCGATGCAGAAAACAATTGACAACTTACGGGCGACAGCGGCTCAACGTTTAAAAGAAGCAAACGTTAATGCGGAAATGCTTGAGACTTTAATTCCAAAATTAGAAACGTTGTATAAAGCAGGTAAATTAGACAAACAACAGCAAGCTGCATTCTCGTGGGTTCAAGCACAAACAATCTTTGGTTTGTATTTACAAGCTTCAGCAAATCCGGGTAAGGCATCTATCCAAACAATCATTAAAGAGATGCAGAAACCAGAATTTAAGTCTGTGTTTGGAAATATTGCGCCACCATCTACTGCATCAGACGCGGAAATTCAACAAAACGGCGGTAATGCAGGATCAAATACTGAGCCTCCAAATATGACAGGTAATGCAGGTGGATCTGGCACACCGGGCGCTATTCGATTACGAGCAATAAAAAAACCATAAGGATAAAAAATGCCTCAAAATTCACGTTCTCCAAAAAGTAAGCGATATCAGAATAGCTATTGGGGTCAAGGTGGTGTAGAGCCATTACCGCCGATGGCAATATCGTCGGATAAAGGCAAAACTACATACATAACAAAAGATGAATATAAAACGCAATATTTAAATCCGTGGTTAGCAAAATTAAATGCAGGAGATGCCACAGCGTATGACTCGCGATTGCTTGATCACGCAAAGTATGCCAAATCCGTAGGGTATTTGAGTAACGTTGAGTATAGCAAAATTGCTAATCAATATACAAAACTAGTTCGCGACTTGCGCTCTAAAGAATTAGTACAAAATGTTGATGGCAAAGAATATGTTGTAGAAATTGCTGGACCAGATGGTAAGTATCGTGCTGCAACTGGCGCTGACTTAATCTTGCGAAACAAACCCGGCGAATCACCTTATGTACGATTTGCTGGATATCCTGCTAACGCAGAAGAGTTTGAAGCATTAGGAAAATACAATGCTTCATTGCGCGAATCGCGCATGCAAGAAATTAAGAAAGCTCCTAAGCCATCTACAGGTATAGCTAAAGCAACTAACGATTGGATATCACCTGCCACTGGCAAGGAATTATTTAAGGATATGTCCGTTCCTGTATTAGGAACGGGAAAAGCAGTAATTGAGGGTATAAGCCGAGCTGGAAATGAAATTGACAGGGCGCTTGATTTACCAACCGACCCATATTACGATGCTCCAGAACAATTAGGGGATAGCTACGGCGATCGAATAAAGGCTTTTCAAGAAGGTGTTTATGGTGGAGCAGGAAGCGCATATGCTGGTGTTCAAAACATTGCTGAAAAGACACCCGGCGTAAGTAATATCAGACAACTTTACAACAACCCTGAATGGTCTAATGCCTTACAACAATCAACAGCAGACACGTATCGCTCTGACGTAGCAAATAAATATCCGGGAAATGCAGATTATGGACGAGGTTTAATTGCTGGAGATATTGCTGCAACTGCTCCATTTGCAGCAGCTACAGGTATTGCGGGAATGAACGTCGCCGGATCTATCGGCGGTCGGTTACTTAGTGGTATTGGCAAAGAATCACTTGGTAGAGGATTAGGTATTTTTGCTCATGTAGGCGCTCCGTTGCTTGCCGAGATTGCTCAACAAAAAATTGCTCCAAATCAACACAACATAAGTGATGCTGTTGCATGGGTCACAAACCCTGCTGAAAAATTGCGTGCAGTAACTGCTAATGAACAAATGGGAGGTCGCACTGCAGAAACAGATCCAAGCGGTGAATACTCTAAAAGTGTACACACCTTGGCAAGTATGGCAATGTTTGGCGGTGGGGCGGTTGGCCTACTTAAAGACAGTCAAAATATAGCTCGTGAAGGAATACGCGCATTTAACCGGTTGTCTTCTAGAGGTCCTATTACAGCAGCTACTGGTGCATTGAGTTTAACTGGGCGAAGCATGCTCGCCAGACAAGTTGGCACTGAAGTAGCTTTTGGTGCAAGTGGTGTATTAAACACTATTGCACAGCAGGTTGTTAGCGATATGCAAAATCAACCTGACATGGCGCCCAAACCTCAAGATTGGGCAACATCTATTATTGGTGGGCTGTTTGCAGCGCGTCCATCTAAAGCAATGGGTGCCGCTTTTCATGCAAATCCACTAGCACGTCTTGATCCATATAGCATGGCATATAGCCGAGCATATGAATCTGTTCACGGCAAGATGGACCGCCCAGCTTCAATGATTGAGCTTCAAGCTGCGCGTGAATTAAAAATTACACCAGATAAAAATGATGTAAAACGCGTTGTGCAAGGGCTTGAAGAAGTAAACAACCAAGCAGCACAAAAGATCCTTAGTCATGAAGGCGACCCTACTGGATTACCCAAAGCATTTAGCAGTACAACGACTCTCATAAAGAAATTAATTGAAGCTCACAGAACTAACAATTGGGAAGGACTTGAGCATTTTGAGTCAAAGTTTAATGAATTGTTCCCATCAATTAGAGCAGCTCGATTTAAGGCAAAAGATAGTATTAATAACCCGTTAGACTTAATTAAATTAACTGGCAGATATACAACTGACAGAGCTGAATCCAAAGCTGAAATTAAACGTCGCACTTTAGAATTACTTCCAGCGTTTCAACGTTTAATACTTGGCGACAAGATGAAAGGCGATGCTTTTAAACCCGAAGCTTTACCGGAAGGCAAACAATATTATGGCGTAGATTATGGTGATGGCAGCTTTCTAGTGATAGACAAAGGATTCACCGTAAGACGCATTATAAAGGCTGAATATAAAGATTTTAATCCCGATGGTCAACATAAAGACATTCAAGTTATTGATCCATATACAGGTGCATTTGTTGGTGAGCCAAGTCAGCGCATTTCAGGTGCTGTAGGTGGAGCAAAAAAACACGCTGAGGGACTGCAACAATTATTAGGGCAAGAGTTACACGGACCAGACGAAGAAGGTGTTGACACATATGTCTTTCAAGGCGTAACTCCAAATGGAGAGATTATTCTTTCTAGGAATAATCCTGTTGGTAAATCTGTTGTTATTGTTCCTCGGCAAGATGTATTGTCAACTGGAGATTTTAGTCGCAAGGAATTAGATGCTTTAGATTGGCTGGCATCATTACGTCGAGCAAATCCAATAGATGCATCTGTTCCCGTTAGTGCGTCTGGCAAAGGTGATCTTGACGCGGCAGATTTAGATTTTACTAGTGAATTAGACGTTAGTAATGATGAAAGTTTTTACGGACGTTTAATACATTCGGAAGATGGCGTTGCTATATATCAACTTAAAGACGGGTCTTTAATATTTAGAGAGACCGCGCCAGCAGATAGAGGCGTGCACCCTCCAATGCCAGATGGAAATGTAGTCACTGACGCAAAAAAACACGTACCTGCAAATTGGCATTTGCCATTACGTGAACAAATTTTAGCTCATGGAACAGAAGGATCTGGATATTTTTTAATACCGTTATTTAGCGACGGACGAGGTCAAATACCATTTGTAGTTCGTTTGTCGGAAGAACATGTACGCGCATTGCACGATTTGTTTTCCAACCCGGAAGAAGCAGAAGGCGTTCAAGATGGAATAGACGCTGTTTTAAACAATGCACTTACAGCAGAAGGTATTTGGAAAACCAAAGATGGCGCTAATGAACCACAAATTGGTGACGTTGTAACATTTGATGACAATCCAGATCAAAAATTTATTGTTTTGACAAACCCAGTTAACAGTGGAGTGTTAGTTAAACCTATCGATAATGTTGACTCCCCCGCTTATTGGGCTAATGCAAATGACGTTACTGTAAAACGACAAACAGATCGTGACGCTTTAATGCGAATTCACCAAAACCGCAGCCAGTTTGTCGGCATTGACCCTAATGCTGACAGACCCTCTAATTATAAGTTTGACAGTGAATTTTTTAATGCAATGATCAACATGGGGCGCCGAAATGGCAACGTTGTTGTTGATGATGGGATTGTAAATGCTGATTCTGGAACGTTATCTACAGAGTTAATCCGTTTTGCAAGAGCAGAAAACAATGACATTAATGTAAGTGCTAGTGTTTTGCAATCATTACGTCAATGGATGGCAAAAAATCCGGATGGTGCTGATGTTGCTGCTATGGCTCTGGATGGAGCATTAGCTAAAACATTAGCAAATACAACTGTTGATGGATTTATGCCATTGACTAGATTATTGATTGCTGCTACAGACAGTAAATTTCAATCAGACATAGCTTATTTAGCCGAACGCAGCGCTATACTTAGCGGGTTAGAATCAGACGTAGTTAATATAGACAGTTTGTATTCAGCATCGTCTCCATCAATGCGCGACAGCAGGGCTTTGTTATATGCTCACGCGCGTCAATTGAATAATCTTTTATTCAGCAGTGCGCGTATTAATGACCGCATTGTTACTAAGCAATTAGCCAAGATTGCTAAAAAATTAGGCATTACAGATCAAAATGAAATTAACGAATTTTCTCAAAAAGTAAGACGGACTGCTGGTTTTTTACGGTCAGTACATCCATTAATGCACGAAATGATTATGGATGGCTCAATTGCACCATGGTTTGTTGACAAAGTTTCTGGATTGCCAGCCGACATGCAGCTTGAGGCATTAACACTTGAGCGCGACGCAACAGGGGGTTTTGCTAAAGGTAAAACTGGAAACGATGTCATTGACAATTATGGAACAGAACAAGGATTTGAAAAAGCCGTTGCGCATATTTCTGATTTATTGGAATCAGAAATTAATAATGGCGTTGACCCAAATTCATCTACCACAAGGCGGCTGCTATATGATAACGGACTTGGCTTTTTGTATGAATACGCAGCAAATAAAGAAGCGGTAAACAACAGAACTAGTGTTCGCGCCCGGCTTAGAAGTCATAGCGGACTTGATGAAGCACGCGCGTTTAAAAATGATGCTATTAAGTCATTAGTTCACACGTATAGGCAACGCGCATCTGCAGCATATGTTGACATGCATGACACTATTGCCAGAGGCGAAGGTGTTTCATTGCGAAATTTGGTTACTGCTGTATCAATGGCTGATGAAGCAAATTTGCCAGCGATTATAATTCCGGATGCGGAGGGACAAACGGGTGCTCTTGCAACATTACAGAAAGCTCGTGAAGAACTCGGTTTAGTAAATCAAACTATCGACCTAAAAGACGCAGTTAGCACCGAGGGATTAATGGGCGCGGCTATGGTTCATTCATTTGATGACATAGGCGGTGCTGTAGCGCGAACAAAACAAATATCTAAAACTGATGCAGATGCACAAGAAGCCTTGACATTGGCCACACAATTAAGCCCAGAGTTGTTAAGCAAAATGATGGTGTATCACGGAGCAATGAAAGCCATCATTGACTCTGTTCGAGCAATTGCTACAGTTGGTACAGCTGAAGCAATGGACGATCTTATATTAGCGTTGTATCAGTCCAATACTGAACACGAGTCCATGAAATATTTGTTTGAGGACGATCGTCAATACGATCGATTTATGATGGCAGCATCTGACATTGCCCGGAAAAAGGCGGCACTGCAAAACGAAGACGCAGATGTTCGCGCGGCAAGAGAAGCTGGAGCCACTGGTGCTTTAGGAACATTTGAAACGTCTCGCAACACTGCATTAGCTGCTTTGGCTCGATTGACGCCAATAGAACATATTGCCAATAAATTAATTGAGCGCATGCAAGCTGATGAGGCAAGTGCACCTGAAAATGAAAAAGGCCTCACGCAAATGCGTGCTTGGACTTGGTCAACTTTAGCCTTAGCTCAGCTGAACAGAGCGCTTGCTAAAAACATTGGTCGAATATCTAACAATGACGCTACAAACACTATCTTGCGCAATACTCAACAAAACGCAATCCGAATTAAGGAGCAGGTGCGAACAAGTGCACTCGCTACTGAATTACAGCAAAGTTTTGAGCAATTTGACGCGGCTATTAAAGCAGGGGCTGCTAATGGTACTAATTTTTTAGGACATGAATTTGATCCAGACGCCATTCCTCGTTCTATATCAGAAGTGTCTGACAAAGTAGCAACAAATGATGTAGGACCTATTGAATTGTGGGAGTCCATTAAGCAGAAGGCGTCTGAAATTGCTAAAGTGTTACAACACATCAACACTACAGGAACTGCCTACGATTCTGACAATCCAGAATCAGCGCAAGCTATGCGCGTACAGGTCGAAAAAATACGTGACATTGTGGCACTTAATAACGACCCTGCTATTTTAGCGCGAGTGTACAATCGAGCTGGTTTAGAGCGTGTATTGCAATTGCACTTATTGGCTGAGGCACGTAATCAGCACGGTGAAATTGACGTTCACAGTTTAACTAACGCTGCAAATGATGAGACGTCAAATGTTTATGCGCGAAATGTAGAAGCCAACAACATGGCTGTTGGCTTGCGTTCGTCATATTTAAACAAAACAAAAAGCAAAACGTTATTAGTTGCATTGCATCCCGACAATGTGGGTGAAGTTGATGTCAACTTAGATCCAAGCATTGAAAATAAGGCAATGACTGGGCAGTTAATTTTTGATCAGATTTATCAAGCAATTGCGTCAGGGACAAAGAAAAGTAAAGCTAATTTATCAAAAGACGTTAAAGATTTATTGCACAGCTCACCAAAAAATAAAGAAGCTGCGGTTGTGTCATACGAAGATATCATCGCACTTGCAAAAAAATATGGCGTCAACATTGAAGAAGTTTTACCAGCACATAACAGCGGTAAAGGATTTACTGGTCCAATAGGAGCTGATTCTAAAGAGGCAATACCATACAGAATTAATAGTATTATTGCAGGTTTAATTGGGAACGACATATTAACTACTGGTGATATCCCTACGGGAAAATACGGTGCGTCATTTAAGAGTGCTAATCTGCGCAAATTGCCAGCATTGATTGCAACGCATGTAGATATTTTTTCATTAAACAAATTGTTGGACAACCCGCAAATTAAAACCGAAATGTCACGTGCAACTGCGGATTCATTGCGACAACTATACGGATGGTTAATAAACAACAACGACACATACACGGCAGATGAAGAACAGGTGTTGCGGCAGACCCACGCCAAATTAAGTAAACTAATAAACGTAACGGACGCAACAACGGAAAACACGTCGTCAAATGACGTCGTAAACGTTACAAAAGATATTAACTCCGCAAAGCGCACCGCGTTTGGAATTGGAGCATTAGTTGATCGATTTGCAATGGGCGATGCACATCGACGACTTGATTACGACATTCATTCAAATGCGAATAGAGAAAAATATTTTGCTTTAGCGTTAGCTGCAGGTATGCCACATGACGTATTGCAGCAAATGTTTGCGATGAATGCATCCGTTGGTCAACTGCTGTCTCCAGAGGCTATTGGGGATTACGCAGGTCCCCTCTTAACTTCTCAACAGACTTTGGAGTTGCAATCATTGCGACTAGCTCAATTGCATCAGGATTGGTACAGAAGTCAAAATCCACTGTATTTTTCATCATTTTTTATGATGAAAGACACGCACGAAGCACCTAAGGGATATCGCGGATTTTTACAACGGTTTGAAAACCGCAATGATCGAATTTTACATCTAAATATTTTAGGCTTACGTCAAGCTGGCGACGTCAGCGTACATGAAATAGGGCATTACCTTTTTCATTCTTTACCTGATCATTTGCAAGTTAGATGGATGCAAGCTTTACACGGAACTCTTGATTCAGAAGAGGGTAAGGGAGCGCAAATTCAACCCGCTGTTCGCGAGGGCTTTGATCAAATGCGTGAAGCCGTCAAGTTGTATACGGCATGGGATAAAGCACGTAAATTACAGGATCCAGCAAATCGTCAACACGATTTGGATTTTAAGCTACCTGCTGGATGGGATTGGGGTAAATACAACAACGAAATGAGCACAACTGGCTTGACTAACTTTATAATGTCAGGAGGTATTGTGCAATCTCGCGAATCCAGCACCGTAGATAATCATGCTGTTGGATTATTACAAGAGTTATCTGTACGACTACGCGATTCATACAATTCATACAATAAAAGTCAGCGCATTGAAAACGCGGTTATTATTAGCGATGGTGGTCCATTAGATGCATTCTGGTATTCATTAAATCCCGTTAAAATAGGTTCTTCCTATGGAGACGCTGGAAATCAGAGATTATTTTATCCATTAAAGCACAACAGTTACGTACAGTTTACAACTCCTGTTAATCCTTCTGTAGCAGGTGGAGGAGCTATAACGAACCCATTAAGTACAGTTATGGGGTTTTTAAACACAGGCAAAGAAATTTATAGCGGTGCTTTGGATATGATTCCTGACCCAGCAGTTCGTCGTGAGTTAGAAACTATTTTAAATAACGCAAGTGATTTGGATGCAATTGAGAAACGAGAGTTGATTTTTCAATTCATACCCGGAGCGTATAAAAAACAAGACCCAAATAGTTATGATCCGTTATCTCGCGGATATGTTGCTTCCGGAAAAGTTGTTGGATTAGCATTTGCCAGTAATTTTCAAAATGCTTTAGAAGTACCTTCAGAATTTACGCCAATTGGTTGGCGCATAGATTCTAACGGTAATCGACGATTATGGGTAATGAAGAGTCGGCAAGACGATAATGGTTGGTATCAATCTAACATGCCATTTAATAGTAAGGGTGGACAATATGGTGTTGCTAATTTAAATAGATCTGATTACGCATACGTTGTTGAGGCCGTCGGGACTGCTCAGTTGTTGGAAGCTGATGGATTAACGGCGTTTGGTAAGCCTAAGTATAAAGTTGCCAACAGAAATACTGGTCCTACTGAAGGCGGTAAACCTAGCCCGTCAACGTACTCCAATGTGTCGTATCGATATCTTGTTCCTCATGATGCAATAGTTGATAATAGGGTTCACGGATTAGGATCTAGTAATCACGCTAACCCCGTTTTTAGCGAAGTGATTTATTCTGCAATTAGCCGTGTAAGTCAAGCCTTAATTAACAAAAATGGACAAATTGATTACCAACATCAACTGGACTTAGAAGATGCATTGGCAAAAAAATATGGTGGAGATTCATCAAGTATTGATCAGTACTATCAAGCTATTGATGACGTAACTGCTGGTTTAAATGGAGATATGAGTCAGCGCCTAGCAGCGGTTAATTCTCAAGATTCAGCAGCAATAACTTCAGCAAAAATTAGCGGTTGGCCACGAACTATTGAAAATAGTAGGCAATTAACACAAACTCTTATGCGAGTTTTCCCAGACGAAAATGTACGCGCCGTTGTCATGGAACAACTGGATGACTTTATTGAACAAAGTCGTGGAGCATTACTTGATGGGGAAGGAAAATTACGCAAGGAGTTTACAGGCACACCACATCAATTAATAATAGGCGGAAATCCACTTGAAGCAAAAAATGAAAATGAATTTAGAGGCGCATTAGTTAATCAATGGCTAAGAAATCAGGACGATGTTGGCGCATCATTAACCAAAATGCTGACAGCGTGGCAAACCGCTGCAGCAACTGGCGGATTACTTGATTTGTCATCAACTGGCTTAGACTTTACAGTTCAAGTTGGCACAAAAAAGGTAAACGTTGAATCATTATTTGAGCGAATATTTGATCCGTCCTTAACAGTACAAGAACTTCAAAGCACTGCTCTTGGATTGCAGCAGGTTATGACGGGAGAATACGCGCCATTGTCACAGCGCGTTACGCTGGATCACGTAAATCGATCTGCATTGAACCACGTGCTTACTAAAATCTTTACTACTCCAGAAGAACAGGCAAGGTATTTACATGCGTTATTTGCTGGCGACGTAGACACTGCTGCCGGACAAGCTGAAACAATAACTGCTCGCAATATTTTTAACGGTGTGCGTCACATAATGGCTGCTGATAGCCAAATGCGACGTACTGCATTACGAAACTGGCGTAAATGGAACATTGAAGAAGTTGATGGCAATACTGTAATTTTAAATGCTCCTTCCAGAGACATTGCGATACGCGGAAAATACAAGCAAAGCGGTGCATTAATGCGTGTTGATTTGTCAACGGGTGCTATTGATTATGTGCAAAAAGTAAAAGAATACCGACGTGATGGAATCAGGGAGCGGTATGTTTCCATTACAACTGCAGATAAAGCGTTTAAAGCTTTAGCTGTTGGCGTAAGACGCAAGATGGATATGTTTAGTAGTTTTTCAACAAAACGAAACACCCCGCGCATGTCATTAAAGGATTTATTTCCCGGTCAAGATGGAGAAAGCATAGTATCTCAGCTAGTAACTAGAGACATCCTTGATCGCGTTAGACTTAATAAAGATTCATCTGCAGTATTTTTCTTACCATCTACCAGTGGACCAAAGTCATTGACTTCAAATGATGGATTAGTAGGCTTTAAATTAACTTGGGATAAATCTGCAACAGATTGGGTAGTTGCACGAACTAATGATTGGTGGGCTACTAATAATGATTACGAAACGCAAAATCTTCAAGATTTGATAGGTGTGCAAATGCAAAATGCGTCACCTCAATTGCGTACTGATGTAGCCAACAGAGTAGTGTATGGAGAGGCGTATCACATTGCGCGATTATTATTAATGCGGGATCAAATGCAGGACGCACCGAAATTCAAAATTCCTGAACGCATTAATGACAAGCAATTATTGCAGACGTCTCCTCGCCTTCAGTTAAATGATGTTGGTAATTTAGGGACAGGACGAACATGGTATTCTGCAGCTTCACCTCACGAGGCAGAATATTTTGAAGATTTTCACCCTGATGGTCAATACACATTATTGCCCCCTAAAAACATTCAGGAAGACCCTGAAGCCTTTGTTGATTGGGCAACAGCTGCAACAATGATCAGAGGTGAGCAATACGCTGCTCGTAAGTCTGAAAGTGTAGTATATGTTCCGGACGCATCTTTAAAAGACACTATTGGACTTGGTCAGGATGGAAACACACAAATTGTGTACCTTCCAGAAGAAATGTATGATTACGAAACGGGTTTGCCAAAAGATGATTACATTTTAGGTTCTGATTCTGTTCCTCCATCTAATTCATCAACGCCAGTAGCAACAGCTAAAACAACTGCAGCTCCAACTGCATCACCATTGGCTCCGTCTGGTCCATATATTAAACCAAAGACAAATGCTACAGGGGCTGCAAAATTTGCCCGTGATTTTTTAAGCTGTATTAAAAATGATGCTCAATTTATATTAGGATGCGACTTAAGTACGTTTGGTATTCAGATGATTGGGCGCACCATTACTGACCCATTAGGCGGAATAACAAGTTTACTTGCTGGAGGAGTTGGTATGTTAATGCCAAACAGAGAGGACGTTCCTTTCTTTATTGGCATGGCTATTGATCGAGCATTAAGGTCAAAAGGTATTAATTGGGGAAATTTTGGAGAATGGCATTACGACTGGTCAATGGAAACAGCTCGTCAATTCTACAATCGCTTTTACAAAACTAATTACGATTTTTCCGACCTTGAAAAATATGGGTGGAACTCTGTGTATTCTCAATGGCGTCGCGAGCATACTCAGAATCAAAATAGATCTCCACACAAATTTAAAAAGATTACAGACACTCCATTCGATCCATCGGATGAGACACTGTCTCGCGGAATTTTACGTGAATTTGTTCCGTATGCAAAACGATTTGATCAAACTAGGTTATTAATTCGTGATTTATTTGCTTTAAAATCCGGAATGGATGTTATGCGCAATGTAAATAATCAGGTTGCAAAAAAACCTTTTGACATTGTGCGTGATCTACACAATGAAATGCGTAACTGTAATCTTGATTTTGGATTGCAAACATTTGGTGACCTTGCTGGGCAAGCACCGATTTTTAAGGCCATAAATACCGTTAGCAATTTTACTCAAAATGCTCCGTCGTTTCATCGTAACTTTATAAACGCTAATCCGTGGCTAAGGCATGCTAGTTTGTTTTTTAGAGACACACTTGTTAATACTCCTTATCGCAAAATGACTAAAAACTTACGAGGTGGATTATTTGACGGAGATGTTTATGATGTTTCTTGGGAACGCAGGTTTTTGGAGCACGAAACTGGATATGGTCGTCAAAAACAGGAAGGTCGTATGTTTGCGCGTTTGTTTGGAGGACTTGGAATTTTAGCAATGACAACTGCTATGAATTACTTTAATCATAAACAAGATCCCAATAAACGTAACATAGCGTTTTCAGATAATGATTACCTTAACGTGACGAAAAAACAAATTGGTTATCAAAAGATCGGAAAAGATGTTGTATTTGAAATGCTGCCAGTAGCAAAACCATTTAGGGTATTGCGTCCATTTATATCGTTAATGTCACCTAATGAGCCAACCGTTCAAGCCAAAGCTGAATCATTTGCAAAATCGGCCACCAAAACGTGGGTTGAATCTCGTTATGGAAATTTAATGTCAATAGCTACAGAATTGATGCGCGGTCACGATTTTTCTGGAGCGCCTTCTTTTGACACAGATTATGGAGCAGCAATATTAAAAGCTAGTAACGTTAAGCATAGATATGAATATGCGCCATCTAGTTTATTACTGCCTACTCAAAGCGGTTTTGTAACAAATCACTTTAATTTGGTATCTGCAAAACCCTATTACAGAGACGCACAGATGCTGGCTGCAGCCAAAGGTAATATGCGACGAAACGTCATTTTACATGGATGGCTTGGCGATGTTACTGTTGATGAGATTCCCGTGCTAACACAAGAAGATGTAAAGAAATTGGATGAGTTAGATAATGCAAGGCGACTTGGATTTACAGTGTTTCTTGAACCCGAACAAATTAAAACGGCAAATGAAAAAGTTGAAGAAAATTCTGGCATGCGAGCTACACTTCAACGATGGTCATATCTATTGCGAAATGAATTATTTGATTGGGCAGGCGCTGCAGAAACAGTCAGGAAAAAAGGGTATGGACCTATATGGCAAGGTTACGGCGTTGAAGAAAGTGCTGGTCAACCTTACGGATTACCCGGAGCGGGTTCTTACGAGCTTGCTCAGCCAATTGAGTATCCTGTATTGCCGCTTGGTAAAGACAAAGCTGCAGCATACGGAAATGTACGCGCAGAAAACAAACCATCGTTCTGGACGTTAATGATGAAAGACTTTGAACGACAATTTGGTGTTGAGGAAAAGAAGAAGAAGTCTAATGAGTAATTCTTTATTTGTTGAAATTGCTGAAAAGTATGTAGGCGTAAGCGAAAATCCTGTTGGTTCTAATCGCGGACCATTAATTGATCGCTGGAACACAAATGCTCATGCACCTGTTGGGAGTTTTTGGTGCGCTTCATTTGTAAGTGCAATTGCAATGGAGTGGGAGGCGAAAAGTGGGAAAGATTGGCCTTTGTGTATTAGTGCTGACTGTGACGTTTGGCTCGCTAATGCACGGAAGAATAAATGTATTTCAGCAAAAGGTAGGCCGGGTGACATTGTTCTTCTTGTATCTGGTAATGATGCTTATCATATCGGTATTGTCACAGGTTACTCTGAAGCTGGAACATTAGTTTCCGTAGAAGGTAATAGTAATAACGATGGTAGTCGTAATGGCTACATGGTTGCCAAACGAAACAACCTTTATTCTGGCAGGAATAAAGATAACGTCTTCTTTATTCATCCATGGGGGCTAATAGAGGAGGGAGATAATTGGAAAATCGTTTATGGAGACAACCACATTGTTGCCTTGTTGCATAACAGTAAAACCTACGCGCCTGTGCGTGATTTTGTTAGGCTTGTTGTTGGGAATGACGCTTTACTCGGTTGGGAAGATGGGCCAGTGTATGATGGGAAGCCACTGGCCGTTCAGTGCATTGTGCGAGATGGTAAATCGTATGCATCAATCAGAGATCTTGCTAACAGTTTTAATTTTGATTGCATTGTCAGCAGTGATCAAAAGAAGGTCTATCTAAAGGTCAAAAGCACCTAAACTAAACTCATTAAATCTGGCGTATCGGGATTCAAACTCTAGTAATGAAACCCCGGTACGCCCATTTCTGTTTTTAGCAGTAATGATTTCAGCCTTATCGGTCTCATCTGTGTCATCGCCTGTGTCTTTACGCTCATAGTATCCAGCTCTATAAATAAACTGAATAACATCTGCATCAGACTCAATATCACCAGACTCTCTTAAATCAGACATCATTGGTCGCTTATCTTGTCGCTGTTCAACAGCACGTGACAAAGACGATAATGCAATTAATGGGCAGCCAAACTCACGAGTTATGTCTTTTAAGCCACGACTAATTACGCCGATGTCACGCGTCCTGTTTTCAGACTTTACGTTTGATGGCATTGCAATCATCTGTAGATAATCAACAACAATCAATCCAACTTTGCATGTCTTCTGCATGTTCTTAATTGCGTCGCGGATAGATTGTAATGTGACAGATTGATCTGCCATTACCCGTATGTTCAACGTCTTTGAAGTTCGTGTTGCCTCAGCGAGCATGTCTTTCTCATAGGATGATAGCTTCCTGTTCTGTATTTTCTGGCTATCTACCTTACTGTAAATGCTTAGCATCCTAGCAGTGACCATCGCCTTAGACATTTCTGCGCTTACAATTAACACGCCTGTCTTTTCACCTAATGTACGCATGTGCAATGCTGCATTCCACGCATACTGTAAGCCTAGGCTTGACTTACCCATAGATGGTCGCCCGCCAACAATGATTAGTTCTCCGTCTCTCCATCCACCAGTCATCTGATCAATGTCAGTAAAACCGCTAGATACACTAAAATCAATTTCATCTTCCGTTCGATTAATTGCAGCAACAGATGCAGCTGAAATCAATTCAGATAAATCATCAGTAGTGTTTCCGGTACTGGTAAATGAAACAGAGTTATTTAGGTCACTTATAATTTTGTCAATGTCTGTGTCGCAATCGGATGCCTTCTTGCTTGCTAACTCAGACGAAAAGATAATCTCTCTGCGTCTATGATAGTCAATGACCAGCTTTGCATAACTCTCATAGTTAGATGTGCTAGGTAGAAGCTCAGCGCATTGCATGATGTATCCTAATCCACCACATGCTTCTAGTGCGTTACGCTTTGTTAGTTCCTCATTTACAGTCACAATGTCAATGTCTTGACCAAGTGAATCAATAGCCGTGTATGCTTCCCAAATTAAGCTGTGTGAGACCCTGTAGAACATCCCTTTATTGATGTGTGTTAGATTCCTAAATAACCTGCGGCCACCAAGAAGAACAGATGCTATGAGTGATTGCTCACTCATAACATCCGATGGAATCTCGATATTAAAGCCTAAGCTTCTACTTGCTTCTTTGTTCATTGATGTATTCCGTTAGCCGAACAATGTGTACTTCATTGATTACGTCCTGTAATTGCTGCCCCTTAAGCGGTGGCTCTACCCGCCAAGCTTTATATCCACCTGTCTTCTTCAAGACTAACACAACCGTAGGATGAAGTTTATTAGGGTCAGTGCCTACCCTGATTCCCTCGCTAATATCGTGCGTAACCATGTGTGGTTGAGCATCTCCGTACTTTTCGACGGCAACGTAATTCAGAACCTCTGATGGTGTAGGTCTAAACTTGCACCGTGTAAGAATACGCTGTGCTCCAGCAAGTATGTCTTCATCTGTCAGTCCATTAATCGCCACTCGATATACAGTCTCGCTGGTGCTATTCCAAGATATGGAACTAGGGAGCTGAGAAAGAATCGCTAGTAATTTATCCGTTGTTGTCATTGAACCAATCCTCCACGTTTACTGATGTTGTTGTATTTGCATACGATGGTGACGCATATGTGTCCCAATGTTTCCATAGAGAACGCACAGTTACCATTTCTGGTTTCCACTTACCTAGTAACTCTTTTGTGCGAATATACACATCGTCACTTGTCACCCCAGCCTTATGCATTTGCCAAATAATAAGTCGCACATCCTTCCATTCTTTATCAGTAATGGTTAGTAACTCAAGAGTTTGCAGATTCCATCTAGCTACCTTAAATTGCTTGTACAGGATAAACGCAGGGTCATCATCCGGTCGTTCATCCCTCTTCTGTGGTTTAACTGATGTCACTTTTGTCTCAGGGTTATGATCAATCGAATCAGGGAATAACTTATACCCATTACTTGTTGTTCTCCCACTAGGAGAAGTTCTGCCGTTGATTTCAAGTAATCGCTTCCCATTAATTTTCATACCTGTAAGGTAATTTAGTGCGTTCCTGACTGTTGCCTCAGATAAACCAGTACACTCAGTCAGCCTCTTGATACTAGGCCAGCAGTATCCTTCATTGTCAACATGCATGACAATGGCCATAAAAACCACAAAGCCTGACGGCGTAAAGTCTGTTATATGACCAACTAGCAATCTGTCTATCTGCACAAATCCAGATGACTTATCGCCAGACAAGCCAAAAGACTTGCCGTTAAACACCGTTATCATTTTGTCCTCCTCAACAAAAAAAGGTCCCGCTTTCACGGGACCCTATTATTACTCGAAACTGTGTCTACATTCAGGACATCTCTGAAAAATTACAGTAGGATTTTCAACAGGGCACTGCAATCGTTCGATTGCTTCTTCCACTGTCATGCCTGACGGCACTGTTACCATCGGTAGTTTTTCAGGAACTGTGTCTGGTTCACCTTTAATTAATCTGGTTAAGTCAGCCACTGTCATCTGCTTAGCTAACGCTTCATTGAGCACTCGTCGTTGTTGGTCAACAGGTAATGAAGCAGCTACTCTGTGATGCGTCCACGACAGTCCTTCAACTCTGTTTTCAATAGGCACAGCGTTTGCCACCCAAGAATAGTTAGCTAGGCTTTGGTACGCAGAATTTGTAGAGTCTAATGCCTGAGCATATTTCTCTCCGTGTTTTATTTCTCCGTAATTGAGCACGTCACCAAGTCCAAATTGGAATGATGTATATAGGCGCTGCATTGTAACCATCAACCTTGACCACTCATCGTAGTCAAGGTCTCCAGTAAATGTAATTCCTGTTGTGCTAACAACAATACTGTCAGGCAAGCTGCTAAAACGTACTAGTTCATCACTCATCGGTTGCCTCACTTGCTACTAATGATTTGATTGTTACGTTTTCTGTAGATCCAGAAATACAGAACAAGTCAGGATACTGATCAACAAGTGTGAGTTGAATCTCTTTAGTTATTTTACTTTTAAGTATTCGATGCTCAGTTTTTACTGCCTCAAGTGGGACAACCATAACTGCCTGTTCTTCATTTAAAATAGTGAAAGATGGTGCAACCGTGCGAAAAGAAACTTGACCCCATGGACACTTCCATGTCTTGGCTTTACCAACCAGTTGCTTTTCTGCAAAGTCTGCTATTTGATCGCCATATCGACTTTTAAGCCATTGCACTTTTCGTTCTTTGTCTTTGACCATTGACTTATATCTATCTACAACAGATTGCATAGCAAGCTGTTCTGCTTTAAGTTCCGTCTCGTATTTTAGTAAACGCTGTAAAGCTAAAAGAACGTCTTCTTCTGTTTTAAGTTCATCGCCTAGCCAACCATCAACTGGACCGGCATATTCGCCGGTCTCAATCTCGTAGTAACTATCACCGATGATGTCAAATTTACTCAAGTCCAATTTATTCCTCCTCTGCCAAGAACACCGACTCTGCTTCTTCCGGTGTATTGAATCCCATTAGTACTTCTATGACTAAACGTAGGTTGTGATCACTTGTGTCTGTATGTCCAGCCAATTTAGCAAACACACGCTTCATATCTGATGGGGTAATGCCAGCTCCCCATATACGCTTACATTCAAAGGCAAACTGCTTGCCCGGTGTAAGAGTAGGAGTCTTTACTGGTTGTGGTGTATCTACAATACGCATGTCACCTGCTGGTGTAATAGGTTCCTCTAACTCCTGAGCAAACAGTGTGCCATACCCACACAAGGCTAATGCTCGCCCAATCGCGCCCGTTTCTGCCTTCTCTCGGTAATCAGCAAAGTGCTTCTCGTGTTCTGTCTTGTGAGCTTTAGCAATAAGTCTGCCTGATGGCTCAAGAATCTCGGCAGCAAAAGTACAGTAATCAGCGCCCGAAAGTTCGGGCACTGCATACGTTTTAATTGTCCAGTCTGGATGGTCCTCTCGGAACCATGCAATACGTGCAGCAACAGGCAAGTATTGCTTGCCTTTAAGGTTGATGAAATGATCTTTGGGATTAAAAGACATGTTCTTCTCCATCGTTAATTTTTTGTTTGTAGTCATCAGACATGATTCTTAAACTTGACGCAGACAACGCAATAGCTTTGCTTAGGTTGTATACGGTTGTTTCATACATTGCATATTCGTATTTATCAGCCAACACTTGCATTGGTACATAACTTAAATACAACGCTTCATTTGGGTCTTTCCACGCATTGTGAATATTAGTGATTAAAAACAAAGCATGTGGGTCATCATGTATTAATACACATTCTTTGCCATCTGATGTAATTGTAAACGCGTCTGGATTAGTTACTGTTGATGTGTTAGCGCGTAATAAAACTAAGCACAATATATCTGCACTTGGATATAACGGACCGTTACTGTGTGTTTGCAGTGATGTGCAAACAAAATCAACACCTCCTTTTATAAACATTTTTTGACCATTCAACTCTATTGTTCTGAACGTGTTTGTCAATGATTTGACACTTACTGGTACAGCTTTAAAATCATCACTCTTGGCATCGCCAATAATATTCATTAGTTCATCCTCTGTTGTGGACGTCACGCAGAACGACCACATCTTGTTTGTTTTCGTTAAAAATGTGTATTGATCAGGATCCGATGCAATGTAAGCCCAAAGTACATCAAACGAATACATGGGTAATACATAGTCGTAGTACTCAACTTGTACTGGAAATAAATCGTCAAACTTAGTCATTAATTACTGCCCATTCACTCTCCATAAATTTACGTAATTTTGTTTTAGTTAGCTCACTACCGATTTGTAGTTCTATGTTTTGAAGTAACCGTAATACATCCTCTAGCGATCTACATATTGTTGTAATCTTTATTTGTTCAAAAAACATTTGCTCCTTTCTAATAGCTCCAGTTGCTGTTTTTAATTCAACTGGTACTGCAATTGGAATACTCCATGACTTGTTATGTATATATAAATCAGGAATACCCACTGTATTTCCCTGCCATCCAGTTGCGTATGATTTCGCACCGCATGCTTTACAGGTAGTTTTTGATCGCCCCTTGCCAGTCTCCATGACTTGGTAGCCTAAATTTGAAAGGCAAGAGACAATCGTTTTCTGTAATTGACTTTCTGTTAATGAATGTGACTTATGGATACGCATAGCAATATTTGTATCACGATGACCAATACAAAAATCACAGCTTTAACAAGAGGACTATTTTTTAAATGCACTGCAATCTACTTTCAAATACTTCCATATTTTAGGTAAATGCTTCAATGAGGATGTTCCGTCGGGATACGTACTTAGTCCATCAATTTTTAATGCAATGATTGCAACTGATGGATGTGGGCTTCTAAGTATATGTTGAAGTATCTGTGGATACATCAGTGCGTTATTTAACGCAGTTCGTTCATTCACATTTAATGTTTCATAAATGCTTTCAGTTAGATATTCGTAGTTGTCTACCCACGATTTTACGTTACGAAAATCTTTAACTGAAACAGGAATGCCATCTTCAAATTTACGATAGGCTACTAGCGATTTATGCCAGCAACCATTAAGCAAACTGATAATGTGCCTCCTACTCCATGTTGGCCAAGGAGTGGGAGGCATAACTGCGTATATTGAAATTATCGCGCTAGATGATTGAGTTACACATAAATTAGCCCAATTATCAAACACAAGAATTGCAGTGTGTTTATTTGAAACATACACAACGTCGTTATCTTTAGATACTCGATAAGCAACAGGTGTGTTGTATACCTTTCTAGAATTAGACATTAAAACCGTGGTTTATATTTACCTGCCATTCGAGATGCGCAATGACCGCATTTCCAAGGCGGAGTCCATTCACCTGCAAGAAATGCATCTACTAGATCTACCACTTTGGCTTTTTGATATTTATCCCACTCATGCTCTGCCGGGTTTCGATTTGTTCTCCACACAAAATCGTCAAATATGTCGTAGATATTATCTAATGCATCAATATTTAATGAGAACTCTTCTATTGAATTGCAGTTTTCATAATCATGTTTATCTACCTTAAACGAAATAATCTTTAACTTCCACGCTGGCCATGACAACGTAACTATATTTGACTGACTTACTGTCGTTTCTAATTTATCCCAACCTGATTTGCAAGCACTTGTTGCTGCCATACTACTAATAATTTTCTCAATATCGCTTAACATAATATTCCTTTGTAAAAAAACTTTGTGGAGCCTGAAACACATTTTAGACTCCACAAAGTGTGGTAAATTCCCCATTAATTATACCGTAGGTAATTTACTCACAAGTGCATTTGTGTTCCCAGTTCTGGCATTGCTCACAGGTGTCAGTACCCATGAGATAATGGTCTTCATCTAAAAGATCATCATCTGAACGTTGCTCGTGACTGTATCCTCTTGACCCTGCGTATATATCACCAGCAAAGTTCATGCCGGGTTCAGCATACCGACAGTGAAACTCAAGGTCTGGAAACATATCGGACATAGTGTGTAACCATGTGTCAGCTGGACCCCATGCGGTATCAAACGCAATCACGACATGGCCTTCTTTGAAATCTATGTAGGATGTGTCACACGCTCCCCATTTAGTACCCCAGTTGTTGTACTGCCAGTCAACATTGCCACAGCCATTCTCATCTAATGGTTGAGGTACAGACTTATTGAAGTCTAGTACAGATGTGCTTGTCTCATATTTAGTAGTGTGTAACTCAGCCCAAGCAGACACTTTGTCTGCTGGGCCAGCAATTGTTAATTCATTCATACACCAATTAGGCATTGTGTTATTCCTTATCCGTAAACTAATTCACCAAAACATAACTCTTGTAGCATTGTGTCAATAACATCTTGATCTACTTGCTGCTCTTCCTCAAACGTTGTATCTCCAAGCAACCATGCTTTTTGTAGCCATGTAAGCACGTCGAGGGAAGATATTGTATGCACCTCCTCTTCTTCATCATGAATATCTATATGAAACAATGTTTTTGGATTATCAAAACCAATCCAGCTGGCATGCCATTTAGTTACCCATTCACAGTAACGTATGCCTTCTGTGATTTGGTCATACCAAAACTCTTGATTAATGTCGCCTACTACCCACTTAATGTGTGTGTCGCTTGCTTGCATTACGTCGTACTTCCTTTACTGTTATGTCAATCCGGTCCCAGTTTGTGCCGTAGTTGGCATCAAATCCCTCGTGTAGTTCTTCTACTACCGCTGGCCACTCATCATCTCGCTCGATGATTTCAGCCATAATTAAATCGTGTGATTGAAACTCTTCTCTGTTGACTCCAACAACAAAGTCATATGGTCCCCACACCTCAATGTAAAACTCCGGGAATTCATTCCGGAGTTTACGCAGTGCTTTTTCAAACGTTAAGTCTTTGATGTTCCATTCTTCTTCTGTCATTTATCTTCTCCCCATCCATTTGGCTGTAGAAGTGATGCATCATCGTACAAATCTTGACCGCTGTATATATCTGTCCATTCGCTGTATGTGCTGTCATAAATGAACTCAAACATTGCATCATTAAACTCGTCAATGTTTGACTCGTGATATGTAGATGCAATGAGAGCACAGAACTTTTCTATATCCCAACTATTTGGCCTATCAATTTTCATTTGTTTGACAGCCTCATCAATAAATTCAATGACGCGTTTGTCTTCGTAAACAACACTAACATCTGTAAAGATCATCTTGCCTACACGCGACATCAACTCTACACCAATGCACGGGGAGAGAACCTCCCCGTCTTCTGTATAGTGCTGCTCACGTGCATAGTCGTAGTGGTCTGTTGACCATTCTTCTTCTTCACATACTGAATAAAACATATTGTTACCTCGTGTTTATTTATTTGTTTAATTAACCCACTTAGCTGCAGGGCCGTGGGCGCGGATGACAATATGACTATCGCCATCACACTGTAGTGATGCAGGACAACCTACGCAATCTGTATGCATTTTTAGCATATTGCGATATGTCCGCATCTCATTGATGAATGGGTCGCTAGGACATTGCTTCATACCCTTACTGTATGCTACGTGCCGACGATTAACGTAGTCATGCTCAGGCAGAACAGTAAACGTACCCCAGCCAGCCTGCTCGGCTTCATACTGATCAGCATAACTATCGCATGAAGCTTGCAGTATTCCTTTGAATGGCTCTGCAATCCTGCTACGCCATTGATGTGTATAGCCACGGTGGCCAAGACTATGACGTAGTAAGTCACCCCATATAGGAAATGGTACGGCTACTGGGTCACCGTATGAACCGATGCGCGTCTGTTTGCCAGCAACAACTTGTATTGACGCAGCAACATCACTAGATACAAGTGGAATATTGCCACGATGCCATGATTCATAAATGGCAGCAACACCTTTGCCTATATTGACATAACAAGTGCGAACTATCTTTAGTTTGCCATTGACAATGTGGTGCTTCCATCCTTTCATATGTAGACAGCTGCCACAGATGCAACGGTCAAGCCCTGTGTCGATAGCATCTTGCGGATGAACATCACGCATGATGATGTAGGTCTGCAACATATCACCCGTCTTGGTGTTGTAGTCCTCGTTGTTAGTCTGACAGTTAGACATAACTGCAATGATGTTGTGTCGTGGGTCAAGCTGTGACCATCCTGTGTACATACAGTATGAGTTGTACTTAGGTTTCATGTGCTTGC